AACTGGTATGTGCGAATGGCACGGCTGCACAATCTGACATTGGCGGAATGGATGCAGCGTGTATGTGACGAGGCATCAGGCTACCCGCCGAAAGGTCAAAATGAGCGCGTATAATTTCAAGGATTTTCCACAAATCCGAAACCAGCTTGAAATCGTGGTTCTTCGCCATTTTCCTTTTCACAAAATCCAAGAACGGAGTTGCGGCCAAAGAATTGCAACGGCAGCTTGGCGTGACTTACAAGACCGCGCACCGCATGGGGCACAAAATTCGTGAACTGATGGCCGCTGATGGTGAATTGTTCGCTGGCGTTGTCGAGGCCGACGAAACTTACATCGGTGGAAAACGCGCCGGGCTTCGCGGGCGCGGCGCACTTGGCAAGACTCCGGTTATTGGAGTCGTTCAGCGGCGCGGGGGAGTCTGCGCGAAAGTGATGGACAGGGTAACGACCGCCCGCGCGATCAAACTTATCCGCATGAACGTCAAGCCGGGAACCACAGTTCACACGGACGAATTTCCGATTTACAACTATGTGGGGAAACTTGGCTTCCCGCATGGAGTCGTGAATCACGGGCGCAAGGAATATGTTCGCGGGCAAGTCCACACGAACACGATTGACGGATTCTGGTCGCAAGTGAAACGGTCGCTGGACGGCACGCACCACAGCGTCAGCCCGAAATACCTGCAAGGCTACATTAACGAGTTCGCTTGGCGTTACTCGCACCGTTTCGCGGGCGAAGAACTTTTCGCTTCGCTGGTCGCAAAGACGGGTTTGACGCCAGCCACAAAAGCCGGAGAAACTTCGATTTAACTTTTGCCATGAACCAATCATATCATGTTTCAAAATCAATGTTACGGGGCGTCAGGGATAGTCGCCATTTCCGCTTTGGGCAATCCATTTGGTCAGGATTTGGGTTAAGCTGGTAAAACGGCAAAAACGAGTAAAATGGTGAAAAGGCTTGTAAATCGCATGAAATTTGGTGTCTGGCTGGCGCTGGGGACGTTTTTATTGGTCGGGCTTGGTGTTGACATGGGGGGAATTTGGGATTGGCGGGATTTGGGGGATTTTGCCGCGGGCGGGGAGTTTTTTCTCTGTAGTATGCTTCTGCTTGCGTGACGCTACGGCTTGCTACGCGTGACATCACACTTGACACGGCGTGACGCATGGTTTATGCTGTTGGAATATGGCATTTGTAAAACTTGACTGCGGGATATTAGACTCAACAATCTGGCTTGACCGCGCTGCGCGGGAATTGTTCATCACGGCTTTGCTCATGGCGGAGCCGTTTGAATTGAGGGAACCGGCGAAACAAATCAAGGTCCGGTCTCTGGATGAAACGGGGTTTGTCGTGCCGGTTGGTTGGTATGGATTTGTCGCGGCGGCTGGCAGCGGCATCATCCACCGATCCGGGATGGAAGCTGAAATTGGACTGGCGGCTCTTGAGCGTTTGGGAGAACCGGAGATGGAAAGCCGGACACCGGACTTTGACGGGCGAAGATTGGTGCGTGTCTCTGGCGGTTTCATTGCGTTAAATTTTGCGAAGTATCGGGAGAAGGATCACACCAGCGCGGCGCGGTCAAAGCGTTATCGGGAAAAGAAACACGGCGGTCGGCGGCGGCGAGTCAACACCGGCGACGACGGCAAGGCACCGTCTGAAGCATTCATGGCGCGCGAACGGCGGGCGGTCAAAGCGGCGGACAATGGCAACCAGGCATTGGCCGACAGCATCATTGCTGGTGACGCATGACGGCAAGGCAAGTCCAATATCAGGAGTTTCTGGCGTCGGTCTTTTGGGCTGATATTCGGCAACTTTGTTTCAATCGTATCAGGTTGCAACAAAAACTGATTGCCGTTCCTGTCAACAGATTATTTTGCTTGCAATCCAAACCGCTTTGCTGTTACACTGGCCGGCATGAGTTCTAAAAATCCGTTTGCGGTTGCGCTTGGCCGGCTTGGCGGTTTGAAAAAAACAGTCAAAAAGCGGGCGGCAATCTTGAAAAATCTTAAGCGTGCAAATCTGGAAAGGCAAAGATTGTCCATGCTTAATTGCAAAAACCCTTGTAAATAAAGGGTTATTCTACTTCGGTTTAGCCCAACAATGGGCATCATTTTCCTTCAATCATTCCTTGCAAAGCGGTTTGCATGTGTTATTCTGTAGTCGTTAGCAGAAAACAAAACAACAAATTAACACTATGAAAAAATTCAAAGTTCTTGAAACAAAACAGGGTGTAATCGTAAAGATCAACACCGAGGCATTAACCTTCGAGCGCATTTTTTCGCGGCTCGAAAAACAAATTGGCAAGCTGCATCTGCTTGGCCATCGCGGAGATGACGCGATTTTTTGCAACCAATGGCACGCAAAAAATTCGGCGGCTGGCACGCTCGCGGGCTGGGGACCTGGCTTTCCAGTGCCGGCGGCGCGGGCGGCGCAATCGGCAGCCACAAAAAAACTGGCTTCGCTGGCTGAAAAAATCGGCATGAGCAAAAGCTGTTTGCCTCCAAATTGGGTTTCGAGAGTTGTCGAAAAATTCAACGTCCCAAAATCGGCGCTGCGTTACGCTTTTTCTCCAAATTCATATTTGGCCACGCCGACAAATTTTCCGAAAAACTGGAACTGAAAAAACCGCGCAAAGGCGCAAAACCGAACAGGAATTGAATATGAAAATGAAAACGCTCGGACAAAAACTGATGGAAGCCTCGAAAACCGAAACCGTGAAGCTGACCGATAAATACTGGGGTTCAGAGTTTTTCAAAGCCAGCGACCAAAACACTTACTGGGTTCGTCACCACAAACAGGGATTCGGTGGGATGAAATCGCGTGACGTGCGCGTGCTCGCAAAAGATGTCGCGGGCTGCAACTCAACCGAAGACCTAGCCGCGCTCCTCAAACCTACCAACGACGAAGCGGACGGAGACCCGATGAACTACGCTCCCCGCAACGTGCAGCCCGTCGAACTGACCTGGACACCGGCTGAAAAAGTCGCCGCATGAAAAATCCTGCTGCTGTCTCGCTCGGTCGCGTCGGAGGAAAAGCAACCTCCGAGGCCAAGCGCCGAGCCGTCCGCGAGAACGGAAAGCTCGGAGGCCGCCCGAAGAAACCAAAACGCGCCGCCCGGCTGCCCAACTTTATCCCAAAGGAAATCAGCTAATGAAATCCAGAATCACAAACCGCCTGGCCGTGTCCCGAATTGGCCGTGTCACGCTTCACCTGACCGCATTTTTTAATTGGAGGCCACTTGGCCTGGCACTGGTCCGGGATCGTAAGGGAAATTTTGAGAAGTTAGTCGCGTTCAGGGGTGGGGGAATAACCACCCTTGGCTGCGGTCAACAAACAAAAAAACAACAAATTAACACTATGAAAAAATTCAAAGTTCTTGAAACAAAACAGGGTGTAATCGTAAAGATCAACACCGAGGCATTAACCTTCGAGCGCATTTTTTCGCGGCTCGAAAAACAAATTGGCAAGCTGCATCTGCTTGGCCATCGCGGAGATGACGCGATTTTTTGCAACCAATGGCACGCAAAAAATTCGGCGGCTGGCACGCTCGCGGGCTGGGGACCTGGCTTTCCAGTGCCGGCGGCGCGGGCGGCGCAATCGGCAGCCACAAAAAAACTGGCTTCGCTGGCTGAAAAAATCGGCATGAGCAAAAGCTGTTTGCCTCCAAATTGGGTTTCGAGAGTTGTCGAAAAATTCAACGTCCCAAAATCGGCGCTGCGTTACGCTTTTTCTCCAAATTCATATTTGGCCACGCCGACAAATTTTCCGAAAAACTGGAACTGAAAAAACCGCGCAAAGGCGCAAAACAAAAACAGGAAACATTATGGACAGAAACGAAACAATCAAAGTGGGGGACACGTTTGAAATCGGTTACGACAAGTGGCGGGCTTGGCGGGCTTGTGGGAACGGTGACAAGTGGAATGTCCGCGACGCGGCGGGCGCGCTGCTGCTGGAAACTCAAGATGGTTATGCGGATTATAAGCTGCCGGCGAAAGATGCGGAGAAGATCGCCCGGCTCGCTGCGTCCGCGCCCGCACTCCTAGCCGCGCTTGCACGGATTATGGGTCGCGCACAATACCACGCCGAAGGCGAAGAGAAACAAACGCTGGCAGCAATCCAACGCGAAGCCCGCGCCGCGATTGCCGCCGTTCGCGGTGAATCGCTTGCCGCGAAATTCTCGGCAGGCTGGAAGAAGTCAATCGCAGCGGGAAGCGTGCGGAGAGGTCAATCGTGACCCACTTCCCCAAACGCGGCTGGCTGATGGACGAGGATGCGGGGGACTTTTTCGGCACGCTGCTGGTCGGCTTGATTATTCTCGCCCTGGCCGCCGTCGCGCTGATTTTATGATTTTGCGGCAAAATAATGCAGGCAGTTGACGCCTGGGCGTGCGTGCGCCGCGAGGGGCAATTCATCCCCATAACAGCATTCGCGCCATTTCTGACCTGCCGCCGGAGCGGGTTTCGTCAACATCCGGCACCAATTTATGAACGCACCAAGACATTCGGGAGAATATGGGCAGTTCTGCGGGTTCAAGCTGCCAACAAACGGCTGGTATGACCGGCAGGAAACAAACCGCGAGCGTGGGGAAATTAACGAAGACCCGCCGTGGGAACCGGAGAACTCGGTTACGCTCGTCGCGCTGGACGCCCGGCTGCGCGCGATTGACGCGGCTTACCATTCGTGGGAAGAACGCCTCAACTCCCTGCCCCTCGGAATCTGTCAGGTCAAAGTGACGACCGTAAAATAAATTGATTATTTGCTTGAATGTTCCGCTTACATCCGCTATTCTTGACGCGAAGTTAAAAACAAAATGAAAATTCCAACTCAAAAGAAAACGACGGTTGAAATCCGAAATGAGCAGGCGGGGGAAATGATTCGGGAACTGCGCGAGCGCAAGGGGGTGTCGCTGCTTGCATTGTCAAACGCAGTAGGTTATTCTCAACAATACGTTTCCGATTTGGAACGAGGGCGGCGCAACTGGTCAAATGATTTGTTCAATAAAGTCGAAGCCGCAATCCGAAAGCTTTCAGTCCAGCAACTCCCGGAGGCAAAATGAGCGAGACAAACACCATCGCGCTTGACGACGTGTTCAAGAGGATAACGCCACTTCCGCACCTAGTAAAATGCGTCAAAACCTCAATCGGACGCTGTTTCAAAATAGGGTCAAAGGAAAGAGTTGAACACCCTCACGGCGGCGTATGCGCTTACGAGGATGAGACGAGCTTGAATCCAAACAGGGCGGGCGAAGTCGAGGCAACGGCGATTTACTATGCTCACGCCGCGAACGTGTTACCGGAGTTGGTGGACATAATTCATTCAATGGAATGGGCACCGGATGATTATTGTCCGCGTTGCCGAAATCATCGTCACAGCGGCCATTTATCCGATTGCCCGGTCTTAATCGCCCTCGCCCGCGCCGAGAAGATAGCTATTTGAAACAACCAAAACCAAAAAACCATGAATGAAGAAACTGTAAAACCGCCAGTCGAGCAAACGCCGTCTCTCACGAAGCCGCGCTCCATCTATGCGGCGCGCAAGACTCCAAAGCTGCGCAAGCCGTCGAAGCCCCGCGTCATTGATCCCGGAATCGCCGCCATCCACGCCGAGGCGAAGGCGCGAGTCGTGGAGTATCGGAAGATGGGAGCGAGCGGGCGGATTCTGAAAACCATCATTGGGAAGCGGCTGGCGCAACTCACCGGAATTGACAAACAGGCGTTGTTCGACGAACTGGCCAAGACCTGCACGCCGAAGCTGGTGTAATTATGAGCAAAAAGAAAAGCGTAACGGCGGTTACTCGGCTGGGTTGGAAACCGATAAACCGCAAGAAACTGCCCAAGACCGGCTTTGTGGTTGCCGGTTCTTATCGCGATGGCCGATGGACAACTAGCAGCGTCAGTAACGGCGACGGCTTCCCTCGCTGGGCTGATGATGATAGGACGCATTACTTTCAAATGCGGAAGCCGCCCAACCATTAACCAAAAATACCATGACAAAAGACGAATTATTCCATGACGAAAACGAGGGCGCGCTGGTTCGGAAGTGCGCCGACACAATCATCAATTTGCTGGCCGCGCATTGGGCGGTAATCCGAAGCCTTGCGGATGATTCGGAAGCCGAAGGCGCGGTGAAGGTGGCGGCAAGCATCACTTTTCATTTCGACGGCAAGGTGCCTTGCGCCGGGGTGGATATAGCATTTGCTCCTCTGAAGACGAAGGACGGGGCGACGGTGTTCCTTGACGACCCTGATCAAACCAAACTGCCGATTGATGACGAAGAAAAGCCGAGGGTGAAAGGCGGCATTGACACCGTGACGATCAGCACGGAAGGCACGGAGCCGGTCACGATGACGCACGAGGAATTCAGCCGGGCGGCGAAGGCTCTGAACAAGAAGAAATAATCTTAATCCGCTACGCCAGTAGGCTGGCAAAAATGCACAGTGAGCCAGGGGCGCGGCTGGCAAAACAACGCGCGGTAAAATTGTGAAAGATTGCAAACATTGCGGAAAACCCAGCACGGATGGCTCTCAACCCTGTCCGTGGTGCCACCGTCCTTTTAGTGATGAGGAAATGAAAAAGTGGAATGATTATCTGGCGAGCCGAAAGTCCAAGAATAGGAAGGCTAAATAATCATGGGTTGGACGCGACAACAGCTTGCCGACCATCCAAACTTTGGGAAGATGGTTTTGAAATCAAATGAACGAACTAATTTTCAGGCTGGCGTTGCCATACCGGACGCCCAACAACGCAAATGCGCGCAAACACTGGCGCGGGGTGATGAAGGAAAAACACCAGGCGCAGGATTGCGTCATTGCCGCTTTACGCTCCGCCGAAAACAACTCCTCGACGTTGATGCAAAATACTCCAGCGTCAAAGATTTACTCGACTGCCTTGCAATCGCTGGCGTTATACGTGGCGACAAAGAGGGTCAGATCACGCTCGAAGTGAACCAGGAGAAAATAAAACGTGGCGAATTTGAGCAAACTATTATCGAAGTTATAGCGTAGTCACATCAACAAAATTATGAAAATTGAACTTCTTAAACGATTCTGTGACCAAGAAAAAGGCGAAATATGCAGCGCGCCATTCGTTGCTGGTGGAAACACTTATGCGACGAACCGCAGAATAGCCATTCGGCTCAAAGGAAAAGTGCCTGGCGTGATGGACGGTGAACGTTTCAAAAAGAACGTGGATGTAGTCTTTGCGTATGCTCCCTCAAAAGAGGGGGCTGTTTTCCAGCCGATTCCGCAGCCGGTATGTCAAAAATGCAAAGATGAAGGTTTTGTAACCTGCAAAGAATGCGGACACAAGACTCAATGCGATTGCAGGCCGCGTGAATTTTCTGACATTGGAAACCGGCGGTTGGCGACCCAATATCTTGCACTGTTGAGGCTGTTGCCCGGAGTTAAAATCGCGCCGAACTGCGGTGGTGAATACGATCCCATGTGGTTCGAGTTCGCCGACGGCGATGGGTTGCTGATGCCCATGAAAAAATAAACCAAACCAACCAACCGAAAAGGAAATTTAGCAGTCAACATCAACAAAAAATAAAACCATGAGCACAAATGTAGTTCAAACAATAGACAAGTCCGAAAAGCCGATGGAATTCATTCCATTCGGATCAGCCGACAAAATCAAACTGTCGGTTTCAATAATCCAAAACACCGTTTGCATTCCAACAAAAACGGGAAAGGTTTGCACCGTGCGCGATGCGGTGAGGTTTATGATGCTCTGCCAGGCGCAGCGGCTTAATCCATTCGCGGGCGACTGTTTTCTTTGCGGATACGATGGAAAAAATGGCGCGGTGTTTTCTCTCATCACGGCACACGTCGCGTTTTTGAAGCGCGCCGAAACTTGCGCGGATTACGAGGGCATGGAGTCCGGCATTATTTTGGTGAACCCGGAAAACAACGTCGTAACCGAGCGCGATGGCGACTTCAAATTGAAGGATGAAATCTGCGTCGGCGGTTGGGCGCGAGTTCACCGCAAAGGCCGCAAGCCGACTTACCGCCGGCTATCTGTGTCGGCCATGATTCCGGGTTATGAGACGCCGTTTTGGTCAGAAGCCAAAACACCTGGTCAGATCGTGAAGTGCGCCGAGGCCGACGCCTTGCGCGCGACATTCCCGACGCTGCTCGGTGGATTGTATCAGGGCGATGAACTGCGAATGATTGATACCATCTCTGCGATTATTTCCGCCGATGCGCCCGCGCCCGCGCCGGTTTTCGCGCAAATCCCTGGCGAACCCCCGCGTCAAATTCCAACTGAGTCCGCACCGGAGAAAACTACGCCGCAAGCCGAACTTGAAGCGTTGGTATTGGGTGCCGGGTTTGATCTGGGGCACGTCGTCAAATTCGGGACGGATTCGGGAAACATCGCCGATGCGGACAGCTTGACCATGTTTTCGGAAATCAAAACCGAGGAGGCGAAGCGGCTGCTCAAAAACAAGACGGGCTTTCTGGCCGCGCTGAAAATCATCAAGGGATAAAATCTAAAACCGAATGGAAAGCCCCACGGCAGGCTTGACGGCGGGAGAGACCGCAAAAAATACCGTGACACAAGAAAACAACAAACTCGTTCTCGGCGGATTTCAATCCGAGCCGATTACAATTTCACCCGCCGCACTTGCGGCAAAATCCGACGCCCTTGCGGCGTCCGCCCTGATCGGCAAGGTCGAGACCGGAAAAGAAAATGAGGCGTCCTCGCGCGCCCGGCAGAATATCAAATCAATCGCCCGGGCGTTTGAAAAGTGCCGCCGGGAACTGACCGACCCGGCGCTGGAATATCAGCGCACGGTCAAGCGCATCGTGGACAAAGAAATTGACGAGCTTTTGCGCGAGGATGGCCGACTTGAATGTCTTGAAAAGGACTTCATGCGCGCCGAGCTGCGCCGGCGGGCCGAGGAGGAAGAATTGCAGCGGAAGGAACTCGCCCGGATTGAGGCCGAGAAACAGGCGGAGTTGCTTCGCATCGCCCGCGAACAGGCGGCGCGAGAGGCGGAGGCCGCCCGAGTTGCAGCGGAAGCCGAGCGTAAGGCGCGTGAGGAGCGGGAAGCCGCCGAGCGGCTGGCGCGTGACGCAACCAACAAGAAACAGCGTGCCGCCGCCGAACTCGCCCGCATTGAGGCTGATAAACGCGCTGCGGAGGCCAAGGCGGAGGCGGGCAGGCTGGCAGCAGAATCACAAGCCCGCGCCGTGGCGGAAGCGCAGGCGGCGGCGGAGCACGCGGCGCAGGCCAGCTACATCGAGAGCAAGACTCCCGAAATCAGCCGGGCAAAAGGCCAGACGATCACAAAAGTCTGGATTATTGACCAGATCAATGATTTCCAATTGATGAAATCCAGGCCGGACCTGGTCCGCAAGGTTGAATGGGATTTGACGGGATTGAAGCAAGCCCTGACGGATTCGGAAGGCAAGATTGCCGGCGTCATTGCCCATCAGGACATCAATGTCGGAAATCGGGGCGGTAAAACACCGGCATTCATTGAGGCATGAGGTCATCACTACAAATGGCAACTAAAACTTCAATTTCCTGGGCGGACTCATCCTCAAATTGCGTAATCGGTTGTTCCCGCATTTCGGAAGGCTGCAAAAATTGCTTTGCCGCGATGGACACTCCCGCCCGCGTGCTGCGATCTGGCAGATGGCCGGGAATGCGCGGGGAACGTGTTGAGACGTGGGGGCCGCATGGCGCCCGCGTGCCGGTCAAGGGCTTCGAGAAGTCCATGCTGGCGATGAACCGGCGACCGCTGATTTGCGACGACTGCGGCGAGGCGTTCAAAGAGCCTACGAACCATTTTTGCCGTGGTGATGGCGACAATTTGTGCCGCATGAATTTCCACATCAGAAAAATCTTCTGCGATTCAAACAGCGACTTCTTGGACTTAAAGTGGCCGATTGAAACCTTCGCTCATTTCCTTGACGTTCAACGCCGATGCCCGGACGTGACGCTGATCAACTGCACCAAGAGGCCGGAGAATTTCTTTCCGCGAATGTCGGCGACGGTGAATTATCTCGCTGAAAAACACAATGCCGGGGGACGCGACGAATGGATTTGTGGATTGCTTGGTTGGTTGAATGAATGGATTACCTACGACCATCCGCACAAAAATATCACCCTTCTGACTTCGGTTGAAAATCAGCCGATGGCCGACAAGCGCGTCCGGGATGCGCTCAAGATTCCGGCGGCGTGCCGGGGTCTTTCGCTCGAACCGCTGCTGGGGCCGGTAGATTTGATGAAAGTAAAAACCGGTTCGACCAAGTTTCAAGACGGTTGGGCACTTGGTGTTGGGATTGACTGGCTCATCATCGGCTGCGAGTCCGGCCCGCGCCGTCGCGAGTGCAAGATCGAATGGATTGAGTCGCTGGTCGAGCAAGGCTTGGAGGCTGGAATTCCGGTGTGGGTAAAACAAGTTTCAATGGACGGCAAAGTTGAAACCGACATGAGCAAGTTTCCGAAACATCTTCAAATCAGGGAATGGCCAAAAGATTTTAACGATCCGCATGAAAATTAAAAAATCACAATCAAAAGAACCAATGAAGAAAAAAACATCGAACGGAAATCGCCAAGAGTCGTTGGCGCCTGCACTAGATGATGGGCAAGAGGTCAAGATGTTCAAGTTAATGGGGGCTGGTCGTGGCTACTGTGTTACAATACATGGTGACTGCTACTGTGAATCCAAAAGCAAAGAAACACTCGAAGAAGCCGTCAAGGAAGCCGCGCAAAAATATGCGAAATGGCTCGAAAAAACTGAATAGGCCGAACGACGCGCTCTGCGACCCGGCACATGGGGACGCAGGCAAACCAGAAACCTTATGAGCAAATCCCAAGACGCCAAGCCGTGTCCGCAGCAGCGACGGGTTAAGCCGCGGCCCCGAAAGAATACGGGCTTCGGAAAAACAGGTGATGGATTTGTCCACCGGATAAGTGCTCTCAATTCGGAATTTACCATCTGCGGGCAAGCGTTCGATGGAACTGCGACCGGAAATGAGCAAGATCAATCCGCTTGGGAGAATGTCCCACCGCAAGCGATAACTTGTCCGCAATGTTGTGAGGAAATAAAAAACTGCCACAAACTGAAGCTAGCGGCTTAACGACCAAGCTCTGCGATCCGTGCCGGCGGCGGATGTGGAGCGCAAAGGAAAATAACGAATATGAGAACGTGTCCAAAATGCAAAAAAGAACTGGTGACGGATGACGGCTACTGTGCCGGATGGTGCCGCGAAATGGTGATGATGCCGTTGTCCGTAAAGCGAGGCACGGATTCGCAGCAGCGCCGGGTTAGCCAGCGGACGTGTATGGTCATAGCTGACCGCGAACTCTGCGAGAACAAGGCTGAGTGGCGCGTCCGAAGTCACAAGCACCACTTCGATATGTTTGTATGCCCAATCCACGGAAAAGCGTTTCTTGGAATGAAAGGCGTGGATGTCGAACCGATGGCTAACGAGAAAGTTCAGATATGAGCGACTTTGACCCAACATCCATCCTCGTGTATGCGCGCGTTGCTCGCCGACGAGAGCAGCGAGAACAGAAGGCGCAGAGCGAATTATCTGCAACGGTTTGTTCGGCGGCAACGTTGAGCGTAGAACAAGCCTGCGGAAAATATCACGGCTGCCATAACTGCGGAGAGGAACGAATGCCATGCGTGGCCGGCGGGAAACTCGTGTGTCCTGAATGCGGCTCCGAGCGTATTGTTTGCATCGAATGAAAATGCCGCCGAACGCTGCGGATCAGGCACAGCCGCCGAAGACCAAATGACTTTGAATATGGAATCAACACTTGAAAAACCAGATGGCCAGCGGCTGTTGCCTGCATCCGCTTGTTCGGCGAAAACGCTCGTATATCTCGCAACCCCATACTCGCACCCAGACGCATCGGTGCGGGAAGGACGCTTCCGAGCCGTCAACGCGGCGGCGGCGGAACTGATGCGGAAGGGAATGCACATCTACTCGCCTATCAGCCACACGCATCCAATTGCGCTGGCCGGTGATCTGCCTCTGGGGTGGGAATACTGGCAGGCGTATGACCGCGCCATCCTCGCCGCGTGCTGCGCGATGATCGTGCTGACACTCGACGGCTGGAAGGAATCAAAAGGCGTTGCGGGTGAAATCGCCATCGCAAACGAGATGGGGCTGCCGGTGCAATTCATTTCGCCGAACGCAGACTTGAGGCAAGACGCCGACAGCGCCGCCTCGAACGTAAAATGAATACTCAAATTGAAATCAATGATGGAGCGCAAGGCGTGGCGTCTTTGCCTCCAAGGACTTGTTCGGCTTCTGTGCTGGATGCGTGCTGCGGGAGTCGGATGTTCTGGTTTGATAAATCAGACCCTCGCGCTCTGTTCGTGGATAAGCGCCGCGAAACGCTTATAGACCACACCGGCCCGAAACCGGCAAGCATCGTCGTAAATCCCGACGTGCTGGCAAACTTCAAGGAACTGCCATTCCCTGACTGCACTTTCGCGCTCGTCGTATTCGACCCGCCGCATACCTGGTGCGGGCCGAACGGAAGGACGATAAAGAAATACGGAAGCCTTCCGCTCGACTGGCGCAACGAAATCTCGGCCGGCTTCCGTGAATGCTTCCGCGTCCTGTGTCCTCTGGGAACGCTCGTTTTCAAATGGAATGAACATCGGGTGAAGCTGACAACCGTTTTGTCGCTCACCGACCAGAAGCCGCTATTTGGTCAGCGGGTCGGAAACACCCGAACACACTGGATCGTGTATCAGAAGCCGAACGGTGCCTGATGCGCCGCCGTGGACTAGAGACTTTATGAAAAAGAAATCCGTAGCGAATAAAAAGAGACGGCCAACCACGGTTGGCTCCGGCAGGCTTGTTCGGCTGCTGCCGTGTAACTGTGGAACGCTCCCGATATGGGACGGTGGCGGCGGACTGATCTGGCTGCTATGTCCCAAATGCGGTCGGAGCGGAAAAATGGCGTGGACTCGCCACACCGCCCGCCGCAACTGGAATGCCCAAGCAATAAAGCAGCCGAACGCAAAGCTCACCCCATGACTGCTGCGCCAAAAACGCCACCATCGCCGAAAACTGTGACCGCAGCAGTCATTGCGGGTGCAGCGATGTGTTCGGCGTCTGGACAGAAACCTCGCTTCGACAACGCCGTTGGAATGAAGGTGGCTGCGGAACTCTGCGCGGCGCTCAAGCCAGTCTGTGAGCGCCTCGTCGTCGCTGGCTCACTGCGCCGGCGAAAGACCACCGTGGGCGATGCTGAAATCCTCTACATCGGAAAAACCGAAGAGCGCCAAGACCCTGCCGATATGTTCGCCAGCATCACGGTAAATCTCGCGGACGAAGTAATCGCCGCGCTCGAAAAATCCGGCGTGCTGGAACGGCGCAAGAATGTGAACGGATCGGAAATGTATGGCGCGAAAAATAAACTGATGCGCCACCGTGCCACCGGGCTGCCCGTGGACTTCTTCGCGGCGACGGCGGAGAACTGGCACAACTATCTCGTCTGCCGAACCGGCCCGGCGGACAGCAACACGCGCATCTGCATGTCCGCGCAGGAACGCGGATGGAAATGGAATCCATACGGTGCGGGATTCTCGCGGGGTGACGAAGCGCGAGCGATGGAATCCGAGGAAGCCGTCTTTGCTTTCGTCGGACTGCCCTACGATAAACCGGAGGCGCGAAAATGAAGACGCCGAACGTGAAGCTCACCCCACTGCCGCCGAGCGCGACCGTGGGCGGCACTGAAACTTTATGACCAAAATAAAAGCCAAGAATCGGAAACGGGCAGCGGCAGTTGCGGGTGCAGCGACTTGTTCTCCGGCACGCGAACACGTCATGTCTCACATCGCACAGGCAACCGCTCAAATGTGGCAAGCCGAAGCCGCCTTACGAGACTTTGGTGATGATGGGAAAAACTGCGCCGCGCTAATCCAACACCTCCGCTACCAACTCCATAAATACAAAGGACTCGTGCCGGAGAACGCCTCGAACTCAGCCACCGGCGACCGAGGCGCGTCGCCCGCGAAGGCGGACGGCAAGTCGTAACGCCGGTTGGCTGGAGTGAGTTGTTAGACGGCGAACAGCGATAAACAAATATGAAAACAAAACAAGTGATCGAAGTGTCGGAATGGGATGCGCTCGTGGTGAAAACCTACGGACGCCCCTACAATCTACAGCAACAGGATGGCTGCATGAGTCGCGGAACGGTGGTAATAGACGTGCCATCCGAAGCAAGTGACCACGAGCGAACAACTGTGCCGGAAAAAGTGAACCATGAAGAAAAGGGCGTGAGCTTCGCGGCGTGGCTCGCAAGAGATCCAAAAAAAGCGCTGGCCGATGGGCGAACGGACTACAGCCTGGGACTTTGGTGGGATAGAAACTTCTACCCTGACCTGCAAATGGTGGCAAATGACCTCCATGCCAAAGGGCTGCTTGAAGCCGGTGAACACACGATACTCATAGACTGGTGATACTGAAGCCGTCTAACGTCCGCATAAGCGACGCGGACACCAAACCATGAAATCACCAGAGACTTCCCGTCAAACCAGAGACGCCCAACCGCATTGGCTTCATGCGGTTGTTAGACGGCGAATTGAAAATATGAAACTTCAAATAAAACCATGCTCGACGGTAGGAAACGCTTGGATGGTGGTGAAAGTGACCAAGTTCGGAAAAGTGACCAAGCTGGCAATAGGGCTGACCAAGTTCGAGGCTGAACGCCTCGTGAAAAGGAACAAATGAACTCTATGAGCGAACAAACATTCGGCGAACAAATTACAGTCGCCGCACGATACAAAAAGGTGTCAAAACTGCAACTCATCGGCGAACTGCTTGAATCTGACAGGCTGATTCGAGCCGATGCCAGACAAATTTTTGCGCTCGGTGAGAATGTGAAGCGCTACAAAAAAGCACTCGAAGAAATCATCGAGTCCGAAGAATCGCAAAGCATCCGCAGTTTCGGACTTGGCGACATAGCGCGCGAGGCGCTCGCCGAGCCGTCTAACGCCTCAAGCTGAACCACGCCCAGCTTGAGGAATGACCCGCGTAGCGGACTGACAGCGATAATGGGCGTTGGTTCCAGCGCGTTGTTAGACAGCCGGTTTGCGATTCACGAAAATAAATCAAAAAAGAGTTTGATTCGTAACGGGGATATGATATAAATAATCTTGCACGCGGGAAACCGGCAGTGCGACTTGTGAAAAACGGAGTCGGCTCCAGTGAAGTGAGTATAAAATAAACTGAGCCGCACGAAAGCACGGCAGAGCGCGGAATCTGTCTAACGTAAGAGCCGCCAGCCGGACGGCGTGAAAGTCCGGAGATAATTTGGCGAAAGCCTCCGGCGGTTCCGACTCATAGCCCCGCGTGAGGAACTGGCATCAACAATGCCGGAAGTGGAGCAGCAACCGAAGCTGGGACAGGCCCGCACCGTGGCCGTGGATTGGATTGATCGTCCGAAGGTGATGACAGCGGGGAAAGACCCGCAATAAATTTATGAGTTACATCGGGCGTGAAAATTTACATCTCTACAAAGAGAGTGAGCGTAAGCGGCAGTCCGCTCACAGAGCTAAATTAAGGGCGTATGTGTTGGGTGTTAAATTGTCAGGCTGTAAAAGGTGCGGTGAATCTCATCCGGCCTGTTTGCAGTTCCACCATATTGACCCATCAACGAAAGTGGATAGAGTGAACAGGCTTTTAGCGCAAACAAAGTCTTTAGAAAAGGTTAAGATTGAGATTTCTAAATGCGAATTACTTTGCGGTAACTGCCACGCAAAAGAACATTGGGATGAAACCCATAAAGACCGGCACCAATTTTGAAAACCTACACGTCAGAAGATTTCAAGCGGTGGGGCGCGCAAGGCCCGAAGAAACGTAAGCGCACGCGGATAATCACGCCAGCGCAACAGGCCGCACTTCAAAAAGCTCGCCGTAAAGCAAAACGCTCCGCCCGGCTGTCTAACGCTCCGCATGAGCCATGCGGGACTGAAACCGTGAAACAATCTGGAGCCTCAACGAAATAAACTGCGCGTCCAACCCGCATTGGCTCCATGCGGTTGTTGGGCGGCACAATCGAAAGACACACAACAATGAAAGAAAATGGTGAACCAAACTACGCGGGCTGGATCGTCGCATCAATCGTGGCAATCGGCGTCGTAATCTTCGGCGCAATGTGGGCGTATCCTCAATACAACATCTATGCGAGCCGCGCACTCGGCCAGGCAATGCTGGCACACGCTCAGTCCGCAAAAGAAGTGGCCGTGGCCGAAGCGAAGGCCAAAATGGAATCGGCGGAACTGCTGGCGCAAGCGGAAGTAATCCGCGCTGGTGGTGTCGCAAAAGCAAACCAGATAATCGGCGAATCGCTGAAAAACAACGAAGCGTATCTCCGCTACCTCTGGATCAACGACGTGGCCGCGCAAGGCACGGATAAAACCGTGGTCTATGTGCCGACCGAAGCCAACCTGCCAATCCTTGAAGCTACCCGAAACAAATAAAACTCACGCGGCACAGTGCGCGTGCGCTGTGCCGCCCAACAGGCTGATATAATAATCACCGCTAGACATGGCAGGTTTCACAAAGGAAACGCCTCAAGACTTGGCAAACTCGGCGCAGCGGCAAACGCCCGCAAGCGCATGGAGAATCCGCATGAAACTTTTCTGCACCCAACGCAGAGGTCAGCCATGCCGGGCCAGTGACGCCCGGACTTGGCTGAGAGCGCCAACCGGCATTGGCTGCACCGATTTGTTAGCCGTCACGGGCGAAAAACACTAAAATCGTCAATGTTTTCAAGGGCAAAATAAATCGTAAAAATCTGATAATAATGTGTTGACAAAATGAAGATGAAATGCGAAACTATCTGTGTTGGAAGAAACCAACAAATCGCCCCGGCGAATCCGGGAAGTGAACAAACAACACAGACAAAAATATGACAACCTCAAGCGAATATATCTTCGGATGCCACGACGGATTCCTGTCCCGCAAAATCGTCAGCAAGATCGAGGCTGCTACCGGAGCAACCCACGTCAATCATTCCGATCCGCAATGCAAGTGCGGATACGGCTGCGCGCCGGGCGACTGCCGAGCCTCGCGCCGTGGATGGTGGACGGCTGACAATATCGGCGAGCCGCACAATAGCCGCATCGCCTCCGAAGTCGCCAAGCTGCTGAAATAATATGGCCCACAAATGCGAACACGGCAAAGACTCGGACGTATGCGTCCGATGCCACGAAGAATCTCACGACCGGCCCCGTGGCGCTAAAACCGCCGACCTAGGACGCGGGGCTGGTCGTCCGCTGAATGACAGCGTAGCTGCCACAGGACACATCCACCTGCGCGTCGTGATGGCGCGCAAGAACTGGTATGTGCGAATGGCACGGCTGCACAATCTGACATTGGCGGAATGGATGCAGCGTGTATGTGACGAGGCATCAGGCTACCCGCCAAAGAGCCAGCTAGTGACGGCTAACATAGCTGATAAGCCGAAGTGAAAATCACTTAACATTTATGTCTCGTTTTCATTCAAGCACTTGGAAGGCGGCGATTCGTCGGGGCAACATTGCTGCGTATTACCAGCACAAGGCCGCATCCGAATTGATCCCGGAAAACGAGAGTGTGTTTCGCCCTAAAATCCGGCCTGATGTCGTTGTCACCATAAAACTAAAAGACCAACCACAGATGCAGTTCAGCACCTACAAACTTCCGAATGGCGGCTGGACAATCAGCCCGACTTTGGCCGGCAAGAAAGTCCAGCAGGTTTTAATGCGGGCGTGAACCTGAAAACTTTATGAAAACCCGTCCACCAGAACAATCCGACGCCGAGCGGAAAAAAATCTGTTGACCATATTAACCCACTACGATACATTGTGTGCCATGAGCAAATGCGACAAACATAACAGGGTTCGAGTAACGCCGGATAATTGGGCGTTGCTGGCAAAATTAAAAAAACAACTTGGGCTTTCACTTTCAACTCCTTCGCTCGCTAATGACATGATGAAGCGTGGAATTGAAGATTGCCTAAAACGCCAACCCAAAATTTTATGACGAAACACGGCGCGGCAAAAAGAGGCGGTGAAACGACCGAATATCGAATTTGGAAGGCCATGCTTGCAAGGTGTTACAATCCGAACGTAGATGCGTTTCCACGATATGGGGGGCGCGGGATTTTTGTCTGTGATCGTTGGAGGCATTCATTTCCTAATTTCTTTGAAGATATGGGGCCAAGGCCTGGCGGAAAGTCTATTGAAAGAATTGACAATGATTTTTCTTACTCAAAAGAAAATTGTCGCTGGGCAACTTGTGCAGAGCAAAACAGAAACCAACACACTAATCACATTCTTAATTTTAATGGAGTTGTTCGCTGTCTGGTGGATTGGGGAAAGTTAATGGGTATCCCGCACAATACAATTATCAACCGCCTAAATCGTGGGTGGAGTATTGAAAGGGCATTGTCAGAGAAGCCAAAGCCACCACGCATGTCATTTAGTGAGTTTAACCGCCTCAAAAGCGCGGCGGCTGCCCGGACATGGCTGGAACGCAACTCGACGCCACCACCGCCCGCCACGGCTCAAATCCATGCCGTTGAGCAGGAGTTGGCACTTTTATGACCCCTCCCTCCAAAAATATCGAGATTTTGCTTGCATCCGGCGCGCGGGTGTGCGAGAATGCACTTGTGACGACCGCATTTTCCATTTTGGCCGCTGTCAATCCGACCCCGCTTGCGGGCGTCACAACTTTCTCGTGGGTGAAGATTGATGGCGGTCTTTTTTATTATGCCTGAACTCCCATGGGAAAAGTGGTATCCGACCAACTGGGCGAGCGAGCCTGGATTGCGCCTCTGCCGGCCATCAACTCGCGGAATCTGGTTTGACGCGTTGAACACCATGATGCTGTCCGGGGCCTGCCAGATTTCCGGCACAAACGAGGAGCTTTGCGGGCTTCTTTCGTGCCTTCCGGTTGAACTTTCGATGGCAATTCAGCAGCTAAAAGCGCGCGAAGTTGCCGATATTGACGAACGGAACGGGAACATAACTCTAACAAGCCGACGCCGAAAAAGAGACTGTGAAATCAAAGAAGAGCGCAGAAAGGCGGGTAGATTGTCCGGAATAGCACGAACAAAACATGAACAACACCCCCAACAGCCTGTAGGAACAAACACCCCAACACCCTCTGCATATGCATATGCCTCTGCTTCTACCTCTGCTTCTAACCCCAAGCCTGAAATAGATGTTTTCAACCAGGTCGAGATCCGTCTTTTTGGCTTATTCAAACGCAAACAAAACGGAATGCCTTATTCTGAACAGGCTGATATTTCAAGGTTGACGGGCAGACCGGACATTTTGGAAGAACTTGCCGAGATCGAGCGGTTTATTCCGAGGGCCAGGAAACCGCCGCAATCACTTTTTTCCCTTGTCACAGGATGGGAGAAGTTCGTTGACCAAGCCCGAAATTTCAAACCAGAGAGATCACCTGAAGAAGAAAAACGCATCCGCAACCTCGCAAACCAGCTATGACACAAATCCCCTATAATTGCACGTTCTGCCACAAAGCCGGCACATTCAATTTTGATGAAACTATTAAATTTAATCCAATTCTTGATAAAATAATAATGAGTTTCAAAGATCACATCGCTTGTGACCATTGCGCTCGTTATTACCGGACGACGCGCGACGTGACGCACGCGCTCTATTCACTGGCTACAAAATGGCAACAAATGCAGAAGGATTGCGCTGACGTGCCGGAGACGCGAAACCGATTCAGAAAAAAGGCAACAGGGCTTCTTGGCCGGATGGACGGTGCCGTGATGGATTTCCGACACGTCGGATCGGCGGTAACACCTCAAATGGTTGAGACATTTGCTGACAATCCGGGCAAATGTTCTGATTTGATTCGAGCCGTTTTAACCTCATGAAACCAACACTTCCAAAAATTGGTCGTCCAAACAAAAGCGGGCTTTCATGGAAAGAACTCGGCGCGAACGAATACGCCCGTTTAATGAGACGAAGAGTCCCGCGCAAGACGAACCGACGATGGTGGACGGGACTGTCAAATAAAGCACTCGGCCACTCGGCTTACAATGTGGCTTGGCGGGAGATGCGCAAAACGAGATATGTTTGACCATGTTGCGCGAGTCCGCAATATGGTCGAAGCCAATGTTCACGGTTCAAGAGCGATCTTTGTCGAAAGCACTAGCGCCTCCGAGCTTGACGCCCATGTAGATAGCTTCCGCGATGCTCCCCGGCACCTTGCAGGCGATCATCATTTCCCAAAGGAGTAAATCGCAATCGGCCTTTGGCAGCGTTGCCTTGATCCAGCCAGTGTTATCGTTCGGGGCAAAGACGAAGAGGCCTGGCGGCGTTGCGCCAGCCGGCCAAACCAAGGCGGTGTCTTGGTAGAAATTATCATGCCCTCTGGCGGCAAGCCCATACTCCGCGCCATCCTCACCTTGCGGCGGAAGCAGTGCCCACAGCGGGCGCGGGATGCTCGCCAAGTCGGTTGGGGCGTAGCGCGGAAACCGATACAGCACGCCGGCCAGCGACAAATACTCAACGCTGGCCGTAGGAATGAAGTGCCGGAAATCAGAAGTGTCAACCGATGAAATCCTCGTCGAGAACTGCCCCGGCGCCAAATAGACGCCGCACACGGCAAATGTTTCGGCGGGGGTCATAAATTGGCGCGGGCTACCGGAGTCGAACCGGCATATATTTTGTTCTTTTAACCTCCTCCGCAAGTCTCGTTCCTTCTTTCACCGCCTCTGAAACTGCCTTGCTGATCTGAAACCGCTCCGCGACCGTTATGTCCGGCACGAGTCGGTAAACGATTTCGCAGGCTTTTGAAATTATTCCGTGTGTGTCCATAAATCAGATTGCCGAGGCGCGGCGTCGGAGGAACGAGCACCGCGCCCGGCTTTTTTGGTCACCAGTGAAACGTGAGTCCGCCACCGGCCAGAATCTCAACGCCTGACACCGATGAAATGTTCGCCACGGCCACTCCCGCGTGAATGTAGAACTTATTGCTGATGTCCCACTTCTTGTCGTATTGCGTGTAAAGGTAGTTCGCCATGCCGTGCGCCTTGAAGTCATACACCGCGCCGTCGCCGATGGATTCATTCACCGTGCCGATGAGCGGCCAGTTGTCCGTGCGAGAGAGCGTCAGCGTGCCGCCGCCCTCCTGCCAGGTGCTGCCAATGTGGTCGCCTATCACCGTCACGGAAACCATCTTGCTCAATGGCACGTTCAAGTCAACGGCTTCAACCCAGTGGGAACTTTTGGCCGTGCCTTTACCCGCCGCCAGCAGCACCGTGGCCTCGCCGTTGGTCGTCAGCGGATAGATGTTTTTGAAATCCAACAGCAAGTCCGATCCGAGCTTTGTCAGGTCGGACGACATACCGTTGGTGACCGCAGACAAGTTTGGCGCATTGGTCTGCGCCGTTGCCGTGAACGCGCACGCCAGAAGCAGCAATGCGCCCGATCCGAATGTTTTGATTTTATTCATATATGAGTTGTTGTTTGTTTGCTACTTCTCCAGAGCGACTGGAGAAAAATGAATGATGACAAATACCACCAACGCCGTCAACAGGACGTAAGCCGCCGTGACCAGCCAGATGATGTGATCCGGTTTCATTTCTTCAACAGGAACAAATTTAAGCACACACAAAGGAGTGTCAGCGCGACGAGGATGTAATTGGTGGTGACGTTAATCACATTGGAATCATAAACCCGCCCGCGCCGGGTTGCAAGGAAAAAATCAAGTCAGGAAGTGGATTTCTTTGCGAACATTTCGCGCATTGCCTCCATCCGTATTCCGACCATTTGTGAATTTGACGCGCATTTCAACATGACCAAGACTGGACGGCATCCGGCAGGAGTCCACGTTGTAATTAGATTCACCGTCTCGGAAACTTGTCAGATACGAACCGGAACGAACCGCCCATGTCTCGCGCTGCCTTACCTTCAATCCTCCGTTGCTCGTGTTTTGCAGGAACAATCGCGGAGTGGATGGGACTGCGCCGCGCTTGTGATCGTGACCCATTATCGTTATGTCAGCCTCAACGCCTTCAAACATTTGTGCCACACGGTTAAGCGATCCGCCAATGAGCCTTGCCGCCCCCATCCCGTGATGCGCAAAGATGTCAATCGCTTGCGTTTGGCCTGATTGTGAAAACTTGAAAAAAAACCGCATGAGGCTGCACACGCCCAGATATTTTGTTTCAAGCAACTCTGCGAGCTTTTGGTCGCCGTTGATTCCGCTTTGAAATTCAAAGTAGTGGTTTCCGTTTAGCAACCCAATTAGCCGCCCCTTCATAAACGAAAGTTCGCCCGCAATCATTTCAATTTTTGCGAGTTGCAATGCCTGAATATCCTTGCGGAAAGTATCGTGCATCTGTTTGGAAATGTGGCCGAGGCATTCGCGTTCAGTTGTGGATGTGGAATCTAAATAATCTCCCATGCCGAGGAAGTAGGCGTCTTTTTGTGACCGGAAATAAGCCAAGTCCTCCTGCCATTTTGTATCCGCATGGTTCGGAGAATCGCGGTGAACATCGCCGAAGCAAATTATTTGAACCTCCTTTGAAAATTTTGACGGGATGGTGAACTGATGCGTTGTAAAAAGACCGGACGTTTTCACTTTGAAGCCTTTCTCGCCTTCCGTATTCGTCGCATGACTTTGGCGGTGAAATCCGGCGGCGGCGTGACCGTTACAAACTTACAACCCAGCGCCTCAAACAGCCTTTCAAGCATCATCGTCGCATTGTGATTCTTGGCGGTTTTCATTCGTGTTAGTATAACACCCCATAGACGACAATCAAGGGCGTGTTGATTTTGCGTCCATGAGCAAAACATTCCGAGAGGTGCGCGACCCATGCGGCAAGAGCCGCGCAATAAAACAAAAGACGCTTCGTGATTTTTTTAACGCGAGTGCAGACATGGATAACGACCACCTGATGGAGCGACACCTTCGCCAGATTCATCAGCGGCTTGCCGCCGGGTGACAACGCCGCCAGCCGCTCCTTGAACCGGCGATGCTTGGCATGATTCACGATCACGGGACAGTCGGTTTTGCCGCGTCTTTCGTTTCCTGCGGCGTCTTGGTGGTTCCGTAGAGCAACGCCCGCCACGCGCCAATAAGCCCGCTGCCGCTCGCCAGCGAGTGATATGCCCGGCCACAGACTTGAATAAGCACGACCAGCGCCGCGCCGTAAGCCGCGTATTTCGGCGGCAGGATGGTTGTCAGTTCGTTCATAAAATCAATGCGAATGGACGGCGATATACCACGCGAATAAAATTTGAGCCAGTCCAACCGCGCCCGTCCCGATCCAAAACATCCGCTTGTATTTTTGATTATCCCCGTTCAGACCATTCTTTCCAGACTCGCCGTAAAGCGTCACAGAATGCTTTTGTGTAGTTCTCAAAAGGCCAGGCTTTTTCAAATCGTATTCATCGCCGCAAACAGCCGTATGAACATCCGACATCTTCTGCGCCAGGTTTTGCAGCATCGTGTTCATTTGAATCGCGTCCTTGTTTGCCAGAAGCAACATTTGGCGAGCCGTTTCCCTTGCGTGCGATAGAAGCTCGTCAGCTACCCTGGCGGCTTCCCGCTTCAAATGTTCAGCTTGAATTTGCTCGGTTGAATCGCTCATTTTTATTTCCCTTTTATCCGTTGTTTAATTTCCTGTTGGGCTAAAAAATAGAACACTTTTGGGTTCCGGCAGCGAATTGGTTGAAGGCAGCCAGTTGTTCTTCAACTCGAAATGATTCGTCGTGGATGACATTCTTGTGCGGCTGATTTCCATCGTGTGCTTGCCCTCGAAATCGAATGTCAGCGTCTTGACCTCATAAACCTCTGTCACGACATCCTTCTGCGTGGGGTCTTTGACCGGCTCCAAGCGGTAGCGATAAACCAAGTCATTCATTCCATAACCGTGTGAATCAGTGACGACAGGAGACGGAGAAAAGTCAGGCACTTGTTCCAATGGGAAACGCTCTGTGGTATTGGTGACGAGCATTATTGTTATGGTTGCGAGTAGGTTTGTAATCATAGTTCAATTTAGTTGTTGGTGGTCATGGCTCTTTCCCAAACTTAAAAGTCTGCGTCGTCTCATCCTGCCAGCCCAAAGGACAGCTGAATAAGTCGCGCAGGAATTGTAGGAGAAGTTTCATGGTTTTATTTAAGACGGCCTGCAATCCAATCATTTATTGGTGTCAGTCTGTCTATAATCCAGTCTATCAGTTTGATGAGGCGTTTCATGTTTCAATATAATCCCGGCCAGAATCCGCCGGGACTGGTTACGATTGGCCACACCGCCTCGTTTGAAAAATTAGTGCTTTCATTCCCGGCTGAATCGTAGGCCGTGGCCGCGAAATAGTATCTGGTGTTTGACATCAAGTTGCTGACCGCGCAGTTGGTTACGCTTCCGACATCAATGCTGTTCGTATAAACCCGGCTTTGTCCACCCCAGTAAATCTTCGTGCCAATGGCATTGGTTGAAACCGATGGAACCCATGACAGCCTTACATCTGCCGCCCATGCCGTTGTTGCCAGAAAGAGGAACATCAACATCACAAAGCTGCCCCGTTTCTCCCTGATCAATTTCCACCGCAGCTTGGATGCTTCAGAACGGGTTAATGGCGGAATCACAGCTGGAGTTTCCTTGCTCGTGTCCGCAAGAGAAGTGCCGCTTTTTAGTTTTGCATCAAGAGCCGTGGCCAACTCGATTTCTTTGTCGAGAATACGATTCTCAATGCGGCGAATCTTCAACTCCAGCGCGCGGATTTCGTCAATGATTTTTGAAAGATCGTTCATGGTTCAATGTCCCGCAGTTGAAAGCCACGCATCCCAAGCCGTTCCATACCACAGATAATTGGTAAGCGTGTAAGTTCCGGCATTGAGATAAACCACTTCATTGCTAGGACAGACCTTCAACGCTCGATTGATTGTGCCCCAGTCATCAGCACCGGGATAAAGGTTGGTGTAGATGGTTGTGACGTTCGGGATGCCGCCAACGACACCAACCTGATTCGATGCCCAGATGACACCACCGGGAAGATGGCCGGAGGGCATAATCTGCGCCGAGGCTGAAGCCGACAACAACAAAATAAACAGTATTTTTTTCATTGTTCAGTATAAACTCGGCAAGCAGGATGTTCCCCAGCTTGCAATCCCGTCTTAAATGCCAATCCCGGCAATACTCCACCGGCACCGCCGGCAAAAGCCCAACTAGAGTAATCCCATTCCGTTCCAGTTATCCAAGTAAAATAAACCGTTGTCCCGGAAGAAATCGAAACTGGGGAAGAAAAATAATATGCGTTCCAGCCTGATGATGCTGTTATACTCGAACTAGTGCCAAGAAGTGTCCCTGTGCTTCCGGGGCCTGTCCATATCTCAATATGAGTTGGATTAGAATTAACCGTTGCCGCAAAAACATCAAACTCACACACTTGGGATGTTGATACTGCCGTCCATGATGTTGAAAGACAACCAGAACCGTCGTTGTATAGGTTACCTCCTCCAGAAAGGGTTTCACCCAAAAGAGTGCAAGTCAAAGACGGACCTGACGGCACACTCGCCCCCGGCTGGCTCAACATGGACTGCTGCCAGTAGCTGGGCTGGGCGTAAGCCACGCCGTCGAGGACGGTCATGGCCAGAATGAGAAGGAAATGAGTGAATGTTTTCATTGGAATAAAGTGGTCATGGCGTTGGTTTGGTCTATGTAATCAAGAAATATCCGGCCTTCTTTACCGGCGGGAATCCACAGGCAGTTCGTTGAATTTACGCCGATGTGGAAAGCGGGTGACAGGGTAACTGCCGCTGCCGTGGCCGTGGAGTTGGTCACTTCAAGGATGCAAGTGTTGACCACGGATGCCACAAGGTTGCTGAAACCGAGCAGTGTGATGTTCGTGGTCGTCTCCGTGATGAGTTGAACCTGACTGCTCATGTCCACCCAGTTTGTGATTGAGGGCATGACGGTAATCGTCGACGCAAACCCGCTGGCGGTGACGGTGCCGTTAAAGTGACCGTTGCCAGCGACGTGCAGCAAAGAGTCGGGAGCATTCGTCCCGATGCCGACGTTGCCTTGAATTATTGCCCCTCCTGTTGGAGCCGCAGTGGTTGTATAAGTTGAATCACCAACAGATAAATTACCCGAAACGCTTATATTTGAAGCAGGATTCAATTCTCCACCTATACCAATCTTACCCGTTGTAAAAGTAAGAACCCGACCATAATCAAAACCCGCATTTTTTTGGTCAAAAGACCAACGAACATTGCCTGATGTAATATCTCGGACTAAGTTCAAGTAGTAATTGTTCGGGTCTTCACTCAATGACCATCTTTGACTATCTGCCACTTCCAATTTTGATAGTGGCGTCGTCGTCCCGATGCCGACGTTGCCGTTTGTCACTGTGATTGTCCCGGTGATATTCGTGTCAGCCACTTTGACGCCAGTCAACCCGCTCCCGTTGCCGGTGAAGGTGCCGGAGAAGGAGTTGGCCGCGTTGGTCAGGCTGGCCGGATTGCCCGCGCTGTTGTTTAGGGACGAGGCGGAAATGGAACTGACCGGCGTGACCACATACAGTCCGCAATCTTGAAAACCGATGCTGTTCGTGAAGCCGCCCGTGAAGTTTCCCAAGTCCTGATTCGACCAGCAATCGAACACGTCAAACGTGGTGAGCGCCGGTGACATTCCGAGCGCGCCGAATTGCACGCTCATCGGCTGGGTGTTCGTCTCGTTCACCATCAGCACTGCCGCGCCGCCGGTTGACAATGCCCGTGACCAGACGGACGTGGTGAGCAGCCCGCCGTCATAAACCTTTTGCGCGTGGGCAAACAGCGGATCGTGCCAGACGGAAATCCAATTCGTGTTCGACAGAACGGAGTTGCTGAAGCTGGCGGCGATGGAATCGTTGGTTGCGCCCCAGAAGTTCAGGGAAGAAAACATCATCGCCGCGCTGGACAGGACAATATGAGCATCGCCGACGGGCGGGTCCCACCCGCCTCCGCTGAAGGTTGACACATCCACATAATGCCCGCGCGAAGTGCCGGGGACATAATTCGTCCAGTCCACCCGGAAATTCCACATATCAATCTGGAACTGGACGGTCTGCGACGCGGGCTGGAAATAGGAGATTCCGTCATTTCCAACAGTGTTGACCCAGCTTGACCAGTTCATGTTTGGCGGGTTTTGCAGGAGCACGCTTGAATACATCGGGTGCGGATAGGGTTGGTTCACGATGTCGTTGAAAACACTTCCGCCCGGCGCAACGCAGGCGGCGGACAGTTGCAACACCATCTGCTGCTGGTATCCAGATCCAAGTTCTGAATCTTCGGCGCGGAAACCATCAACGCCCCATGAATGGATCCGTGCAATATCGCGCTGGATGGTGTTGGGAGTCAGCATCACATAATTTGCGCTCCCGCCAAAAATAATGGAACTGACTTCGTTCGAGTAGCCGCCAAGGTAATAATCCGCCAGTTCAAAATTCCAGCCGTTGGTATGCAGCCAGTTGGCCAACCACGGCATTCCGCTGGGAAATTGATTGGTATCCCAGACGATGCCCCCGCCCGAATCCCGGTGCGCCGCCTGCCAGTAGCCGTCCACAAAGGCAACGGTGGTCACGCCATTGTTCGTCAGAAAATTATGGACGGTGGAAATCCGGGGAAGCGTGTTGGTGATTTCGGATTGAACCCAGTTGGTCATCTGCGCCGTGTTGCCTGCATCCGCCATGAAGCGGAAAATGGGCAGAGGCATATTGTTCGCCACGGCGGTGGGCGAAGGCGGCAAATCATCCATCGCCGACGCCGAGCCGCCCACGAAGGGAATCAGTGTGGAGACGGTGTAGCCATTGGGATAACTGGCATCATTTGGCCGCAAACTGGCCGGGGCTTCAAAATACTGCGCCCCATACATCCGCAGGATGTTTTCAGGATTAGCGGTGTAAAGGTTCCACTTGAAAGAAATTATATTCGTCGGAAACACGGTTGCCGTGGTGTAGCCGTTGAAATACCAGTCTCCGTAAAGCGGATAAACCCCATACACGAATCCCTCATTATTGAAATTGTTTCCAGTATCATCAATGCCGGAATAGAAGTTTCCGCTCTGGCTGGATTGAGTTCCAGTCATCCGCCAAAGCGATCCCCAGTTATTCAAATTGTGCGCATCGCGACTGCCAGCCGTGGTGTCAAGAAATTCACCCTGCGGTGCCGCATAATTTCCGAACTCGAAGATGTTGGTCGTGCCGAGACTAGTAAATCCCAGCGCATTCGTCGCCGTGGACGCCCCGCCGATAAACCCGCCCGCCGCCGTCTCGCTGCCGCTGGTCGTCTTGTCACCCGTGGCGTTATTCAACGTGAAGTTTGCGTGCGTCGAGATGTTTGTGCCGATGCTCAAATTCCCAATGTTGGTGTAAATCAGGTTCGCAATCGGCGGGACAAGATTCGTCGCCAAGCCCGCCGCCCCCGCAACCGCAGCCGAGGCCGCGCTGGTCGCATAGTTCGCCGACTGCGCGTTTGAAACGACAATGCCCCGCACATGGGCGTCTGCGGCAGCCGCCGTGTTGGTCGTGTATGCCGTCGGCCTGTAAGGTTGCCCAAACACGGTGAAAAGACTGGCGATAAAGGCAAGAAAGACGAATGATGTTATTTTCATAAATTTTACGGAGCGGAAAATTGCACCCAGACGCGACCAGCCGTGTCCCAAATCCAGATGTTGTAGGGCGTCACAGACGCGGTTTGATAATAAATTGCGCCGAGCGTCGGATTGTCTGGCGAAACAGAAGCCGTGTTCGGGTTTGCGGCGTTGCTGCTCATCACCTGAACGCTTCCCCCGCCGCCACTGGTGGACAAAACCCATCCATTTGTCGTCAAAGACGGATTGATCCAGATGTTATTGTTGGCTGAATCCAGATAAACTGGCGAAACAGGCGTGTTGGCAGTCGGCGATCCAGTTCCGGTTTGGACTGGCGCGCCTGATTGTGGCGTCACATAATCCACGTTGTCCGACAATCCAGCCTGATAATTTCCGTATGCGTCTTCAGCCACAATTCACCTACGAGCCTGCCGGGGCGCGTTAAGAATCTATCGCATAATCGTTCGACATTGGCAAGCAGAATGTTGACACGGGCTGGATTTTGCGTTATTAAATATCTGACGCCCACCCCGGCAGGGTCAAAAGGCGTTCGTGTCATCAACACCAACACCGCAACAGATTAAGCAAAATGCACTGGCGAATGTGGCGACAGTAAAGCCGGCGCTGGTCATTCCGAAAATCCCTTTTGTGTCCATTCCCAAAAGGGTTTCGGATGCTTTCCCGGAATTGTCCGCGTGGCACAAGACCAATCACGCCGCGTTGGAAGCATGGCGTGTTCAAACCAACGTCGCCATCTTTGGCGCAATCCCACCCCCTTGATTTATGGCTGACACATCATTTACATCCGCTGGCGGCGGGAGCAATAATAATCCAAACAACAGTATGTTTTCGCAGGGTCAGTATTTGAACACGCCATTCCCCACAACTCCTCAAGGGACGAACAACAATATATGGTCGCCCGGACAGTCGTTGTCTGCGCCGTCACAAAACCAGACCACCTACAGCGGCCTGATCAACAATACTTACGGCAGCCAAACCAGCCCAAATTACAATCCGACGACCAACAGCTACCTCTCGCAGACGCCGGGAAACCCGACTTGGAATGGATCAAGCTGGGTGTCCTCGACGACCGGCCAGCCGTTCACCGGCACATATCTCGGCCAATCTTTTAACGCCGGCCAGTCATACCAGCAGATGGCCAACAATCCGAATTCGCGCTATGCGTCTGTCAACATTGCCAAAAACCCCGGCGTTTTAGCGGCTACCAACAATCTCACGTCCACTTTTCAGCCAACACAGGGAATCACAGATTTCAGCGATTTGCTCAATGCCTCGCGTTCAGCGCAATCAACGGCAACCTCCGGCCTCGCCAGCGATCAGAACGCCATCAATCTCGACCCGCTGACAACCACGCTGAACAATCTCAACGCCGGCTACGCGAATACCACCAGCGGACTCAACACGACATATTCCAACATCCTCGGCAATCAGGCAGACACGACCGCATCCGATATTGCACAGGCCAATCAGAACTTGGACAGTTACGACACCGCAGCGCAAAACGTGGCGGATGCCGAACAGAACGCCTTGCAAGCACAGGTCAGCCGCTACAAGCTCGGCACCGGAACGCCAAGTGGACTGGGCGGCGGCGAGGAATCGCTGATCGCGCAGGGCGTCCAGAACATCCAGCTTCCGACGCAACTGGCCAAGACGCAGGCCGCGCAGCAGTTGCTTCAGGGCTACGTCACCCCATTGCAGCAACAGTTGACGCAGGCACAAATCGGCCAGTTGACTGGATTCACCGCGCCGATGGCGCAGCAGAATTATCAGAATTCCTACAACACGGCGACCCAGCTTCAAAACTTGAAGTTGCAGACGGCAGGCATGAGCATCGCCGACGCCACGAATTACATGAAGGCAATGGCGGTGCCCGACCAGACCATTCAGCAAATTCTTGCGACCAATCAAGGGTTGAATCAGGGCAACATCTCGACTTTGGGCGGATTGAACTCGCTCTACGGCGGCAGCCAGTATCAGGGTTTGCAGGATTTATTCGGTGCCAATCCATCACAGCCGACCACGACGACTTTCAATCCCGGAGGGGCGGGGGCTTATCCGACCGGCTCTCGCTACAGTGGAGTGATGCCGGGAGGCGGCTATCCGCAACAGCCGCAACAGCCGCAACAGCCCGCGCCAGCACAAGCCGGCGGAGGCAATTACGGAAGTAATTATTCCGGCACCAACGCAGGAATGACATCGGTTGTGTTGCCGGACGGGACACAGGGTTACGTTGACAGCGGTGGAAATTATTACAACGCCAACCAGCAATATCTCGGATCGGCAGCGATGGGCTACGGCGCGCAATCCGGCCCGGCCAGTGGTTCAAACGGAACCTATCAATTCCCAGCCGGAGTGAATCTGGGCGACGAAACTAACTACACATCCTAACCATGCCTACGCCTTCTTTCATGCCCGTAATCGGTAGCGGCTTTGACGCCGACGCCGCGCAACAAGCCGGGTGGGCCGGTTATAGCAACCAAGTTGACCGGGCCAATCTCGACTCTTATGCCCGCGCCGCCGACCAGCGCAACGCATACTTCCGCGATGTTGCCGGGATGAATCGTGAGGACTCAGCCCGCGCGCAGAACGAGGCAGATCAGAACGCGGAACGCCAGCAGCAAGCCTACCAGTTCGCGGAGAAGAACGCGCAAGACCAGCAAAGCTCGCAAGCGTATCTTGACCTCGAAAAATCCAAAATCGCCGCCACACTCGCCGAAAACGCCGCCAATCTCACGAGCAAGCAATATGACGAACAGCGACAGCAAGCCCTTGTGGATGCCGCGAATGACGCCAATGCTGTCTCTGGACTCGCTTTGAAAGGCCATTTCGCATCGCGTGATGAAATAGCGGCGGCATTGCCAAAGGCGACCAAAGACCAGATTGACGAACTTTGGGACACGAATGAAACCAACCGGAAACAGGTTGAACAGCAGTATCAATTCACGGGCGACCTGGCCAAGCAGGAGAATTTGAAGGGTTTGCTGTCATCGGAAATTTCCAAAACTCCGAAGGCTGTTGATGACAAAGGGATGTCAACCGTAGGGCCGCAGCAAAACCCAATCACACCGAACTACTCCGGGTTATCGTGGTGGAACCATTTCAATCCCGCGAGACTGATTGGGGCGGGCGCCGTGGCGCGCTGGGCTGGCGCGAGTCCGATGTTTGGTGGTTCACCGCCGCCGGACACCAGTTGGTTCGACGCTTTGAAAGCGAAAAGTGCCGCCATGGACGCCCGCCTCGCGCCCTACGACACCGGCCCCAAGGGAGCGCCGACGATCCCCGCCGGTCTGATTCTCGACCCGACGACCGGCCAGTATCGGAACGTCTCGCCAGCGCCCGGCGGCGCTCCGTCATGGGTTCCGCCTACAGCGCCGCCAGCAGCCCCGATTTCTGCCGCTCCAAGTTTGGGAGCGCAGGCAATGGGAGGATACAAAATTGGCACGCGATACAAGGGCGGTTTGATTTACCTCGGCGGCGATCCGAACGACCCGAATTCTTGGCAGCAGACACAATAATCTTGAATGGGTGGGATTGTTGAGGTATAGAAACTCAACTGATTTAATGACTTTTGCACCACCAGCACCGGATGAAATTGAAGAAGCGCCAAGCAGCTTTGTTCCGCCGTCGCCGGATGACATAGAGACGACAAACGCGCCCGCCGCTCCATCCGCCTACCAGTTCGCCCCGCCGCCCGCCGCCCCCGCAACGCCCGCGCCAACATCCACAACCGCAACCGGAGCATTCACCCGCCAAGCTGCCGAAAACATCCTGCCCGCGTATGGCGCTTTGGCTGGTGCAAAAGTGGCAGGCTCGCAGGTTGTGAAGAAAGCCGCGACTGGCGCTGTTGGAAGATTTCTTGGCGGATTGGGATTGGGTGAAGCCATCGGCCTCGGCCCGGAAGACCCGCTCGCCGATGTTTTGGGAGTCGGATTGGGACTTGTTGGAGCAATCATCGGTTCAACCGTGGCAGACAAAGCGCAGCACGAGGCGCTGAAGGTTGCCGCTCCTCAAGTTGCTGACGAACTCGAACAGTTCCAGCAGGAGGATTTGAAAGACCATCCGGTTGCGAGTTTCGCCGGAAGCCTGTTCGGTTCACTACCCGCCTTCAAACTCGCCAACCCGATCCAGACGGCGACGGCGGCAAACGCAATCAGAAAAATCGCCGCTGGCCAGCCTGTCACGGCCATTGAAAAACGCCTTGCCACAAATCTTGCCGTCCAAGCTGGACTCGGCGCAGGCATGGGCGTCGTGAATCCGCTACTCCAAGGCCAGAAACCGACCGGCGGTGAAATCACGCAAAGCGTCGCGCAATTCCTTTTGTTCGGTGAACCAAGAAAATTCGGAAAATCATCCCCGCCAGGAGGCGGCGGAACAACCACGGGAGATCAAAATGCCCTCGACCAGCCAGAAACAACGGGCCTTCCTGTTCGCAACGAAGGGGAAGGCGTGGGTGAAACGGCACCACTTCGACAACAAGGGGAAGCTGCCCCGATACCACCACTGGAAGAAGTCCAAACGCCGCCTGTCGTTGCGCCGCGCGAAGAAGTAGGCTCGACCTTCGCCGACATCGGGCGCGTGGCCGCGATGACGCCGGAACAGTTTGCCGCCGCATTCCCGCCGGAGCCGGTCAAGCCCGCCGCCAAACCTACTGCGCCAGCAATATCGCCTGAAATAGTTCCCGCGCTGAAATCTAAACTGTTCGAGAACATGCAGGGCCGCGAGATGTTCATTCCCGCCACGGAAGTTGAACAGCAGACGCCACACCTGAAGCTCGTGCTTGGCCGAAATACACCCACATGGCGGCAGTTGTCCGATGCTGGCATCGTGGACGTTTCGACGCCAAACGAGAAAGGCATGGTCAGCGTCAAGGTTAAGCAAACATCACCAACCATCCAGCCCGCCGTCGTAAAAACGCCGCCAGCGCCAACTGGCAGCGAAATTATACCTCCAAAACCGGAGCAAACGGCAATATCGCCACAACTTGCCAAGCCGACGCTTGCACCAGAACAGCACTGGCTTTTCGACAGCAAGGCGGGAGACGTGCAGACAACGCCAAACGGCGGAAATGTCATCGTCATCAAACATTTCGACAAGCTGAAGGACGCAAACGAGCTTTCCGCCGCGCTTTTCAACGCAACGTCCGGGAAGGTGGACGCGAAGGTTGAGCCGTGGATCAAGAAACCCACAAAGCCCGGCGCGAAGGGAATCAACCAATACACCGTTTATGCCCGAAACGTCAGTGACACGGTTGCACAATCAATTCGAGACGCGCAGGCTCCGAAGCCCGAATCTGGCCAGCCAAAACCCGTCCAGCCGGAAATTGTCCAAGAACCGGTGTCCGCCGCCGTCCGCGCCAAGTCCGGCGAGTTGGTGACGGGAAACAGCCACGACGAGATTTACGGCAAGGGCGCGAAGAAGGGCGAAGAGGGCTTCATCCTGCCATCCGGCGAGTTCATCCCGCGCAAGGAGGCCGCGAAGCGTTTCGCCGGGCGCCAGCACAGCCACGAATTTGGCTTTGGAAAACCGCTCGGCGAACTTTACGAGTCGGCCCGTGAAAATCTTGGAGCCAGCCCGCGCGAGTTTGAAAAGGCATTCGCCAAGGATGCCGATGCCGGAGTGAAGGAATCAAAATCCGAATTCCTGAAACGGATGTTTTGCTCCGGCAAGTTTCCGACAAAAAGGAGCGTGTTGAGTGAATAACCAGCCGATCAAGCCGAAAGACGCATCGCCGTATTTGAACCTGCGCGACGTGCCGGTTGAGATTCGGGACTTGCCGCTCGACCTTGCCAAGCGCATCGCCGAGGCGAAGAAGAAACGCGAGCCGAAAGTTTTCAAAGCCAAATTGCCATGAAAATCTTGATCGAAACAATTCCGCACTCCGAACAGCCGTATCCCACGGTGGGGGACTGGCGCCGCGAGGCCGACGGCGTTCTTCACATTCGCGTCAGTGAAGAAATTGGCGACAAATATGCCCTCCTCGTGGCAACCCACGAATTGCTCGAAGTGGCGTTGTGCGAGGACAGGGGAATCACCTGCGCGCTCGTGGACGCCTTCGACAAGCAATACGAGCAGTGCAGGCCGGACGGTGACAATAGTGAACCTGGAGATTCTGCGCTTGCCCCATACCGGCGCGAACACTTTTTTGCAACCACGGTGGAGAGATTGCTCGCAGCCGAGTTGGGAGTTGATTGGGCGACGTATGAGGAGGCTATCAACGCATTGCCATGAGCGAAGACCTTTCCAAGAAACGTGTTTTGATCTACGACAACGGCCTGTTCGTGTCGCTCGCGCTGCGCCTTGCCGCAATAGACACTTTCGCGCAAGTGGATTATTTCAGACCTTGGCAGGATGGATTTTGCGATGGCCGTGAATTGGCGGTCGGTAGCGGGCTTGATGAATTCGGAGTGACGCGGCTCAAATACTTCTGGCCGGCGGTGAACGACTACGATCTGTTCATCTTCCCGGACTGCTGGGACGGCGATTTGCAGGAATATCTTCGCAGCATCGGGAAGCGCGTGTGGGGGACGGGCATGAAGTCGAGCCTTGAGCAAGCCCGATGGAAAACGAAGGGGTTGATAAAAGAGGTTGGCTTGCCGTCAAATCCGGCGCAGCAGATTCACGGCATGACCAACTTGCGGCTGTATTTGCAAAAGCACGAGAATGTGTTCGTGAAGATTTCCACCTTCCGCGGCATGGCCGAGACGTTTGAATCCAAGAACTACACCGAGGTCAAAAGCCAGTTGGACGAGTTGGAAGCGCAACACGGGCCGATCATGGAAACGCTCGATTACATCGTCGAGGCGGAGATACCGGATGCCGCCGAGGTCGGCTACGACGGATACTGCATTGAAGGCGAGTTCCCGAACAACTCCTACTTTGGGTTTGAAATCAAAAACAAGGCGTATTGTGGGAAGCTGGTGGATTACGATTCGTTGCCCAAGGAAGTGAAGGATGCCAACACGAAGCTGTCCTATCACATGGACGGCTATCGCCAATTCTGGTCAATCGAGCTTCGCAACGGTTTTCCGATTGATATTACCGCGCGCCACGCAAGCCCGGCGGGTGAGACGTTCTGCCAAGCGTTTGACAACCTGCCTGAAATCCTTTGGGAAGGTGCCGGAGGGGTTTTGGTTCACGCGCAGACAAAGGCGAAGTTCGTCGCGCAGATCATTTTCAAATCGCCGTGGGCAACGCATCATCCTTTGGCGATCCTGTTCCCCGAAGAAATCAGGGAGCAGATGAAGATTTACAATCATTGCCGAATTGACGGCGTGGATTATTGTATCCCCGACGACACGCACGCCGAGGAAGTGGCGAGCGTTGTTGGCCTCGGTGCAACCATCGAGGAAGCCTGTGACAGCGCGAAGGGCGCGGCGGAGAAGGTCAGCGGCTACCAGTTGAAGGCCGAATGCGATGCGCTCGACGAAGCCGTAAAGCTGATGGAGAAATCGAAATGAAAATTGTCTGCCCAGACATCAATTTGCCAGAGTGGATTTAGACATAAATTATCGCATTAACTATATCACTTTTTGTGGGTTTTGGATATTCCACTTTTAGCACTTTTCGCCCCTCAACCATTGCAAAATCGGCTGGACTCCTCCACCAGTTCAAATTGAGCGCATCACCAATCTGAGGTAAATTATTAAGTCCAACATTAACACCAAAACCGCTCCACCGTTCACTTGTGACGAGAACCCAAAAGCTACCTTTTTCATATTCCGAAGCCGGCTGAAAATCTGCTTTTGTGAACTTCGGGCAAGGCTTTTTCCACCGCTTGTAATCCCGCCGCATCTCGCGTTTGATCGCATCTATTTTCTTTTTTGACGCGCCCTTGCATTGCGCCCACAAAATCTCACCCGGAGGAGTGGTGTTTTGAGTCACGGCCAGCCTGTGCTTTCGCTTCATTTCCACACAATGCCACATTTGGCATACTGCGTCAACATCTAATTTTGCTTGAAATCAAGCGGGTTTCGGTGTATAAATGACGTGAAGATTTATGCCAGTCAACATTGTCTGTCCCAATAAAAGTGCCGCCACCTGGAAGCGGCTGGTTGGATTCATTGGCGAGCCGCGCTCTTATGTGGCTTTTTTCAGGAACAATAACACCCTACCAGACCTTGAGAATTCCATCCGCTTGCTGGGGCTGGATGCCAAGACTTGGCGCGATCCAAAAGGGAGAACGCTCTATCAAGCCGTTCAAGAGGGTGCAAGGCTGCAAAAAGAATCCGGCTTGGACGCGATTGAAAACAAGGCCGTTGAGGACTTTCTTCAAAAAGCTGCTGACGCTGGCGACAACGAAAAAGTCACCGGCATGATGGAGGAGTTGGTTGCGGAAGAATTGACACCAGAAGAACGCGCCACTTTCAGTTCAGAGTCCTTCATTCAGAAGATGGACAATTTCAAAGCGGAAGGGTGGAGCTTTGGCGATTACATTACAAAGGGCATTCTTCCGCAAGGATTGACCCCGAAGGAGGCGGCTGTTTTCAAAAAGTTGATTGCGTTATCAGTGAAAGCCGTGAATGATTTTACAGGCATTGATGTCACTCAAAAAGAAGCACCGCTTGGAAAACGCTTCGTTGCGTCTCAAAACAAATCTGGCGCTTGGGATGTTACAGATTCAAGGACTGGAAAAATTGCCCACGGTGGGGCTACTGAAGAAAACGCCCGCGACATGGCGGATATTTGGAACGGAGATGAGCCGGTAGAAAGGCCGAAATCGGCTCCGCCAATTCCGAAAGGCGGTGTCAAAGTTCCGCTGCTCATCACAAAACAGATGACGGTTGATTTGAAGGCGCGCGGCTACACAGAGGCGCAAATCAACGCGATGAAGCCGCAAGAGGCGAACGACATTTTGAATCAGGTGCAGCAGGCCGCGCAACCCGCCGCGCCGCAGCAACCGCCGATACCGCCGGAATCGCCCAAATTTTCAACCAATGAACCAAACGAACCGAAAGGCCGTTACGATGACCATGAATCAAGCATTGATGCCAACCTTGTCGAATCAGCAAGGCGAGCAGTTACCACAAAAGACCCGCGCTACACCAGAGGAGATTCTCTTGTTGCTGTCAGACCAAACGATCCACAGTTGTTGGAACTTCTCAAGGGAGGAGTTGATGGATTTGCACAACTATTTGGTAAAAGGATCGTTTTCTTCCGGGATAACATCCAAGGCGAAAGCCGTGGCGGGATATTTCTGCCTTCGCGACCTGACGTTCTGTTCGTAAATGCTGACGATCCTCACCCGTGGATTAGGCCGGCAGCACATGAACTGCTTCACGCGATGAAGGTTCAGCGTCCTGATTTGTATGCCGAGGTTCAGTCTGCTTTGAAAGATGACTTGGCCGCATCGCGCCAGAGACAGGAAAAACAATACGGTCAGTATTACAAGCCGGAGGATATTGAGGAAGAAACGCTGGCGGATTTACTTGGTGACCAAATCACCGAGCCTGCCTTCTGGCAACGCTTCGCGCAAAAAGCACCATCCACTTTCCAGAAGGTTGTTTCTGAAATGGTGAAGTGGATGAACGGCATCATGGACTGGCTGAATCAGCGAAAATATGGTTCCAGCCGGTTCTTCAAGGATGTCGAACACGCTCGCAATGTAATGGCCGACGCCTTGGCGGAATACTCAAAATCTCAAGGGGAATTGACGGGACAAGGCGAACCGAAGTATTCGACCAATCCGCCGGACGAATCCGAGCCGGACAACCAAGATGACGGCATCAAGACGCAGATTGCCGGGAACGATTACAAGGTGCTCGGCAAAGACCTGTTGCAACCCGCGCAGAAGCGCCAAGGCGATGCCCGCGCACTGGCTTTCATCAATTCCCTGAAGCTCCCCGTCGAGCCGCACGAGGAAAACGTCGCCATGCTCACCCCGGACGGGTTCAACCACGATGCCGAGGGGAGCAAGCTGATTGAGGAGTTGACGCAGGCCATCCAGCAGCAGAATTCGCCCGGCGGAGATCCGGCCTATTCGTCCGCACTCGTCCGGTTCATCAATTACAACGTCTCTCCCGACGGCGGCTGGTATAAAATCATGTCGCAGGACGTGGCGAACCAGTTGATCGGTATTTCATCCGGTGAATCGTCATGGCGCGGTTGGATGTTGCGCTCCGTTCAAGGCATCCAGAAGGATTTGCTCACCGTCGCGGCCAATCTCCCGGTGTTCCTGCAAAAGACCTACGCTCTGGCGTTCGGTGGGCGCGCTTACGAGACGTTTTTCAAGCGGCTGGTCGAGCATTTCCGTGGATTCTTCACCGAAGCCGAGATTGCGAAGATGCTCAAGGACAATCCGAGCATGGAAGCCGACCTGAACAAGCTGATTGCCGCCGATCAAGCGACGGCGAGCGACCGGCTGTATCGCGCCGTCCAGCAGAAGTTGAGTATGGCCAAGACTTCACCGGGCAAGATGGAGAAAAATGCCCTGTTCCAAGAGGAATTGAACACCATCCTCGAATCTTTGAAGAAATACGGCGTCCAAGAGCCGCCGGCCGGAGAGAAGATGTCCGCGCTGGAAAAGTTGCGCCTGATGGTCACGGACGCAAACAAGGACAAAATCACAGCCGCAATTCAACGGGCGGTTGAGACTGGCGAAATCGAGGCCGGCAAGCAGGCGGCGCGCAATGAGGTTTCCGGCAACGCCGATGCCATAGCCGAGCTTGACGCCCGCTACGAAGCGGGTGAACTGCCGACACCGGAGCAGATTGAGGCCGGATTGAAGCTGCCGAACTTCGAGAAATGGGCACGGATGCGCGAGGAATGGGCTGGGTATGATCCCGTCACCGTCAAGCTGGCGCGCTCCGTCGCCGAGCGTTATTTCAAAGGCTTGCGCTTCCAACAGGCCAAGGTCAAGCCGGTGGATACACGCATCAGCATCACAGAACTGGCGAAACAGCCCGATGCCGAGGTTCAGCGCGTGCTGGATGCTTATCTGAAAAACATCCAAGACAACATTGATTTGGATGGTGTATCGGCGGAGACGAAAAAGCAGGTTTCCGGCGTCATCCGCGAGCAGTTGTTGAAGCAGATCAACGACGTTGTTCGCCCGCGCGTCCGCGACCTGATGTTCGAGGCTGCAAAGCACCCGGACAAACTCACGCCAGATGAAATGATGGCGCAAAAGGTCAATGCCGGTCTGTTCGCCGACCCGCGACTCGTCGGTGACATGATCAACCGCGTGGCTGGCAAATCGGCCATTCGCAACCTGCTCCCGAAAGTCAGCGATCTGGTCAAAAAGATTCTCGCCACTCCGACGGCGGATCAGGCCGGCATGAAGGCCGAATTCATGCGTCAACTTGTGGGCAAGCTTGGCGTTCCGCCAGAACAAGCCGCCGCCGCGTGGAAAGTGATGGATTCGGCGCTAACCGCGCGCCTGAAGCTCGCCCGCGAAAGCGCAATGAAAGAGGCGGTGAGAACGATGACTCCAGCCGAGATAGCGACCATGCCGCCCGGCGACTCTAAACTGTGGAATCGAATCAGCCAATTTTTCAACGCGGGCGGAACTGATACCGGGCAGTTGTTGAGCCGGGTTGCCGCGCTGCGCGGCTGGAATGTGCCTTCACCTGAAGAAGTCGAAAAGCTGCGCGGTCTGGTTTCCAAAATCCAATCCCTGCAAACCGTGTCGCCAGCCGAGCGCGCCAGAATTCAGGCCGATACCATGTCCACGGATAAAGATAAGGCGGCTGAAATTGAAAGACGCAATGGCGAACGAACAGCCATCAACACCAGCGAAATCAGCCAGTTGACCCGCCGACTTGCTGGTGAATGGGCAAAGTTCACCAAGCCGCTGTCAGCCGATCCGCGCAAGGCCATCCCGCCGTTCTCGTGGTTCAACCCAACCGATGCCGGCAGGAACACGTCCAAGGCCGTCATTGAATTCACAACGGCAAACCTGCTGGCGAAATGGGGATTCCCAGTCCGGCTCCTGTTGCACACGCAATTTCAGTATTTGACCCTGATCGCCACTCGTCCGCCGGCAATGGCGTGGGAGCTAATCGGGTCCAATGCAAAGGCGGGGCGTCCACTGGACATTTATCAAAATGTTTCCAAGGCTTATTCCGAAGCGGCATCACAGTGGATTCAATCTATGGGGCCGGGGCTGCGGCAGGCGCGGGCGCAGATGGCAGGTCGCGGAAAACAGCAAAACATTGACCGGATGATGACGGGCATCAACGCGCTGGAACGCGCTGAACTCGCTTCCAAGGAATACTACGCCAAGGGCGATTATTCACGCGCGGCCATGACCGGATTCATCGCCCAGTGGAAATACGCAATCCGCGTCGTGAGCGCGCTGGACGCATTCCAGGGCGAAGAAGTCGAGTTTCAAGAACTGCGTCATCAGTTCTTTGTCGAGATGGCGAAGAACGGAAAGACTCGCGCGGAAAGCGAGATGGCGTGGAATGGCAACTTTGGCGACATGAAGAAAGAATGGGCGCTCGCGCTGATAGATTCCGGGCGCACGTTTGCAGAGGACGGGAAGAAGGCTCCCAACACTGAATTGGCCGAGGCCGCTGATTATCTGGTCAAGGAACGGATGTATCAGAAGATGGAGTTGATGGGGCTGCCGTCCGATGCGATGCGGGCTTACATCCTGCGCCAGCGTATGTCCCAGGCTTGGCAGTCTCCGCCGGCGGCGGGCAGCCTTGGTGGAACGGTGTCGAAGATGATGCAGTCGGCGCGGCAATTCTCCGTCAAACATAATCTGCCGTTCATCCCGACGTATTTCTCACAGGCCATCGGAAATGGGATAAACTTTCACGGTCGCCTGACTCCGGCCTACAAACTGTTTTTGGGTGATGTCAGCAAGGAGGGTGTTGGAACCCATGCCACGAATGAAACCGATCTTGACCGGAAACATAACGTGATAATGGCGGTTTTCGGCAGTCTCGTCGGCAGCACGGTTGTCCTGATGATTCTAAATCACAAGTTGAAGGTGCAACTGAAATACCCGACCGACAAAAAGGATCGTGACAGATTCATCGAAGAAGGGCACAAGGTCGGCACGGTGGAATGGCTGCATGACGACGGGACATTCACGCCGTTCAGCATGACGGTGGGGCCGTTCTCCCTGATTGCGCCTTATGTGGCCGGCGCGGGCGCGGCGGCTGGACTCGCCGATGCAAGGGCGGCACAGCAGAAAAATGCCGACGCCGCGGCTGATGCGAAAGGACTGGCGCGAAGCCCAATCCCGCACAACTACGTTGCCGACACGCTGGCTGTTGCTGGCGCCGCGGTTTGGAACTCCATTTTAGGCGGTTCAACGGCGGCGGGTGCCGTGTCCGGTTACTCCGAATTTGGGGTGCCAAACGCGAGGAAAACTGCGGCGGCACTAGCAAGCCCGCTTTTGCCGCTCGTTCCCATGTATCAGGAGGTTTCGCGCATGATGGGCGTCTCGATGGACAAGAACATGGCGTCTGTGTTCGATTACCTCGTGCCGTTGCCCACTTCCGGCGCGCGGCTGGTCAATTCCTTGGGAGATCCCGTCAGGACGCCAAACGACGCCCAGCGCATCATCCAGGCGATTACTGCCGGATCGTATCCGTTCCCCGTGTCGCCGGGCGAGTCTGCCGTAAATCAGGCTGATTCGGCGGCGTATCAGGCCATGATTGTAAGCGGTTTCCGTCCTCCATCCATCAACGGCGCAAAGGGTTACGACATCGGCGGCACAATGCGGCCAATGACGGCGGCTGAATTGGACAAATACACCGAGCTTCGCGGGCAGTATTTGAAGGCAAATCTCGCCCAATTGGGGTCATCAGCCACGCCACAGCAGGCCAAGGCCGCTTACCAGCAGGCCAACGCGCAGGCTTTGGCCGCAGTTGGGGTGCAAGTGCCCGCCCGTGTAGGAAAAGCCGCCCCAGCAGCCACGGCAGCGCGATATACCCCCGCCGGTGGACGTTCCAAACCCCGCCGGGTGTCGCTCGGACGCCGCACGTCCGCCGCGCGCCTGCACTACGCCACTCCAAAGATTCGGATTTCCAAGCTGCGCCGCGCCCGGCCATCTTCGTTCAGAATCAGTCACCGTGCACCCAAGCTCAAAAGGCCGCGACTGACGTTGGCTAGACATCATGCGCCACGGCTCCGGTTACATCGTCCTCGCCTTACGTTTTGACATTGACATCCAATGCCAGTTGTGGCACAGTCAATCGAAATGCCAGATGACCCAAAAGCCCCGCGCAATCTTAACCGGCTGCTTGGCAACATCGTCAATTATGTGCGCAATGACAGTCGCGGCCGCATCCCGCACCGCCGCAAGCCGGTCGAGCACACCGTTCCCCGCAAGCTCTGTAAAATCTGCCTGAAGCCATTCGACTTCATCACCATCAAAATCAAAGCCGAACGCACTTGTGAGGGAGCGGTATGCCCGGATTGCCAGATTGAACTCAATGCCGGAATGATCGCCTGCTGTTACGCTAACAACCCCGGAGCCTTCATCAAACCGACACCTGAATTACAGGACATGGCCGGCAAAATCCGTCAGGTGACGCGCGAGGTCTGGGAGGCGATTCAAACCCAAGTCGGAAAGAAAAAGAGCAACGGAAATGGAGGCGTTCATGCTGATTGACGTGAAAGAACTTGAGAACTGGCCTCCATTCCTTGTGCGCGCACTTGCGCGTGACGAACACGGTAAGGGACTGACACTGACGCAGATTGCCGCCGCTTCTGGCTTGTCTCTGCGAAACGTGGCCCGCATCGCATCCCGTTTGACGTGGGCTGGCTCGATGGATCACCTTAAACCATTCTGCCGTGGTTGCAACTTTGACCTGAACTCAACTGCCAAGGCGGTTGCCTTCTTGCGGAAACAGGCGACGGCCAAAGTGAAGTTCAAACACCTGTCACCGATCACGCGAAGAACTTTTGAACGGCAGATGGCAGCGTGGTTGAAGCTTACGCAGGCAAAGACATGACCGAGAAGTCAATCTTGAACCAATGCGTCTCGGCACCAATGGCCGGAGTCCCGTCCGCATTCAACACCGTGATTTCAAAGTAAATATATTTCCCGCGCTCGTAACAATTCCACTCTGATTCCAGTGACGGGATCAAGTTGTCTGCCGCCAATTCATCCGCCGTCAATGTCTCCGGGCATTTCAACACCAAATCCGGCGTGATGGTGTGCCAGACGATTGAACAATACGTCGTGTTGTTCGGGTCGGTCAACTGCGCTGATGTCCCAATCCGCAGTCGCGCGATGCAGGGCGTTGTTTGCGGCGCTGTGTATTGCCCCAGAATCACCTTGCGGATGATCTTCTCCACGTCGAAAAGTGTCACCGGGACAATGCCGCGCAGAATACTGTTGAATCCAACCGTTGACCAGACTGGCACGGTGATGTTTTCAGAAACCAACGGCGTCTCATCCCCAGGCCTCGGCGTTTGTGCAACAAATTCCCGGAACAAAACCATGCCCGCCTGTTTCAAGGCGTAATCCTGCGAACTCGCCGCAACCAAGATTTGCAACACATTGCAGTCAGCGCCCGCCGCCGGGTTGGGTTTGTAATTCGTCAGCGCCGTGAAACCAGCATCGTTGTAATACCCGGTCAAATACTTCGTGCTGACAATCATGGACTGGTTGTTGAGGCAGGCGTTGCCCGCCGACGGCCAGCTTATCCACATTTCATGCGTGAGAGGCCGGTATTCTGCGCACATGGCCAAACAGCACGCCGGGTCAATCTTTCGGTTCTTGTCCGTGTAAATCAACCCGGTCGCCTGTCGCAGCCATTCCGGGGCTTCCGGCGTCGGCAGATACGGGTTGTAGGTGTAGAAACTTTCCCGCGAGGCGTAGTAATGAGCGTCCCCAGTGCTGACGAGAGAATCGGGATAAACCAGACAGCCCGCGTTGTTTTTTGGCTCGGTGTAAATTCTACCGAAGCCCAGTGCGGTATTGGCGGCAGCGTCAACGGAAATATAGCAAGTCCATAATGAACAGTTGGTGTAAATGATGAGGCTGCCTTGCAACACTGCTGCAGCCAGAATTTCCTCGCCAGCAGCAAGGTCTTGAAAGTTGGCGATGGAACCGCCGCCAGCACCCTCAACCAACCAGCTTAACGGAAGATTCAAATCTGAATTGCGAACGCGATTTGGATGATTTACGCCCCCCTCAACCGTGTTCATCAGGAGCATCAGCCCATTGTATTGGATGACAACTTGCGCGTTGGTCAAAGGAGTGTCGCTGCCAACGTTTTGCAAATCAGAAATTGTAACTGCCTGTGTGCCTCCAAGATTAAATGACAGAATGACGTTTTTCCGGTCGGTAAAAACCACCGTGTCTTGCAGCATATCGCATCTGAATTTGCCGCCCGTGATCGCCCCTTGGTAAATGTCCGTCCATTGCCCGGTCGTTTCATTCAAAACGGAAATCTCTGATTCGGTTGTGGCAAAAAGGTATCGCGCCTTGTCGCTGCCGGTGATTTCAAAAAGTCCGGTGATGGGCTTGCGCGTGGTGACGTTGCGCCGGTGAAAATCCCAGTTGGTGTAGGATGGACACCACCATTGACCACCCTGCAAAACGGCGGTTGCGATGCAACCGGTTAAATTTTGAGAAGCATACGGCCCCTGTAAAAAAACGCTTTCGGCAAACAAACGCTCGAAACCGCACTTGCGGGTCAACCGCCCGTTTTCGCTGACGGCAAGGTTCTGCTTTTCCTTGAGTCCCCCGTCCGGGGTTTCCGTCGGACGAAACCTCGCGTCCAGTTGCCCGGTCAGCGGTTGCAGGCTGACGGTGCTCCACTTTTGTTTCTTTGCTGCCACACCGCTACAATAACGGAATCTGGAACTTATTCAACTATCTTTTGGAACGCTCCGGGATTGTTCTTTACAACTTGTTTGCAGATTTTTAATTTCAGTCTGGTAACACGCGAAGTCGGTTCCTTCAAAAGAAACAACCTTTTTAATTCGGCGTTTGTAGCGCCTTTCTTTTTCAACAGGCTTTTCATGGTGAGTCTTTGGTTCCGGCATCCTTTATTATGTCGCGTAGCCGCGTAGCCGGGGTGCAGCAACGAGATCGGTCTTCCCGGTTTTGGGTTCTTCACTGTTTTAGAAAAGTTTTTTGCCGTTGTTCTTTTATCGCGCCCATCGTAAGCGTGTTTCACGTCTTCTGAAGTCGGCTTAAATTCGGGTTCTGGCAAATCTCCCGGCCACCAGTGGCTATCGTTCATGAAGTGATCGTGAACGCTTGCGTGTCTGAACCAGACGCGCATCCCGCCATGAAACACCCATGCCGGAAGTTGTATAAAATAAATACCCATTGGAATCCCACGCGGGAACTCTGACAATTTGATTGTTGGTCTTTACATAAAGTCATACTATGCCAAATCTGGCACGGTGTCAACAACTAAATTAGCGGAACGTTAAATTTTTCTTGGAGCCATTTTACGTCTCCCGTGAACAGCGTTTTGTTCCGCGCCTTCTCCGCCTCGACCAGCCCCCAGTCCTTCCGAATCGTTTCCTGCGCCTTGTTCAAGTCGAACCCCTTTGGCAGCCGCGAAATCATGCGCTCCGCCATGTCGTCTGGAAAGATGGTGTGGATCGTGAACAGCTTGTTGTAAATCACATTCCAGTATTCCAAACGGAATGGCAGTTTCTCGCCGTCGCGGAAACGGTGCCAAGTTTTCAACCCGTGCAACAGCCGCACTTCGCCGCCCGAAAGCCAGAATTTGAGGCTCAACATCACTTCTTCGCAGCCCCACACGCGAAAATGCTGCATCCCACCCAAATGAAGAAATGTTTTTTGTGGAACAATTATGCAGGCACCCATTGGACATGAGATTTCGCAGTCGTCTGGCCTCAATCCCGACCAAACTCCTTCCAAAACTTGAACACGGCTCGGATTGTTCGGATCGTGGCCGACAAATTGGAGATGCGCGCCGTAATAGACGCCGGATGGCCTCGAAAATGGAGGAATCTTGGCCGTGAAACCGTGGCAGATTCCACAAAACACAGAGCCGGGATGTTTTTCGACCGCTTGCTCAACAGCGGCGACCCAGCCCGGCTCAAAACGGCAGTGTGAATCAGTGATCAGCATGTAATCTCCCGTCGCAATCTGCGCGCCGACGTGCCGGGACGCGCCGGAGCCAATGCGGTAGGTGTTCCGATGCAGGACGACGCCAAGCTCGCGCGGAATGACCACAGGAGCGGCGCTGCAATCATCCACGACGACAATTTCTATATCCGGCGCTGTCTCGCGCAGGCTCTTGACCGTTTCTAAAAGCTCTGGCAGGTCATTTACGACTGGAATTACAGCGGAGATTTTCATGGCAGCGGAGCTATCCTCAAGAACCACGCGAAGAACGGCAGTGCCACGCTCGAAATGCCCGGAAAGTGGATGATGCTTGGCCTCGACCCATTCTTCAGCACAACCGGCGCGTCTTCCGTGCTTTTCGAGAAGTCGAAGTCGCTGATGTCGGAGTGATCCATGTTCATAAAAATCTGACGCTCGAAGTCGAGCCGGATGGGCAGCATCTCCTCGGCGTAAGCGGCCTGCCAGACGTGTTGATCGTTGTCATGGAGGAAGGACGCCGACGACGGAATTTCGTTTTCCTTCACCATTGAACTTACCACTTCCAGTTTGTCGAATGCCTCCTCCAATGCGCCGCGCTCTGCCATCCAGACTCCGGCGTTCAGGAACTTAATCCCGGTTTTGTTCTGGCGGAACCTGCCCAGCCAGCCGGGGTCAACGTGAGGATGATTTATCGGACCGGCACCGAACAGGAGCGGCCAGCCAGTCCGGTTGAATTCATCGCAGATTGCCCACAATGACCGGACAAATAGCGAGTCGCGGGCGTCAACATAGAGGATGTATTTGAATTCAGGCGGAATTGTGGCGATATGCTTGGCAAGCCGCGTCACCTTCGCGTTGAACGAATTGTGATACAGGAATTCAGGGTGATCCGGGGTCAGGGTGTTTGAACCGAACGTATCGCCACGGCCAAAGACCATCGGCGAGATGCCCAGCCGCGCCGCCGACTTCTGGAAAAAGGCGCAGGTCGCCGGAATCTCACCCTCCTTGTAATTGAGCAGGCAGACGACAGCGGTGTTGTAGGGCGTTGCGGTCATCGGTGTCCCCATTTCTGAATCCAGCCAGCGGAATGCTGTTTGTTCTCACCGTAAAACGTGGACACCTTCAGACCGGCCTTGTGTGCCGCGTAGCCAAAAGAAATTTGGTCGCGCGTGCTGCCTTTGACAATCTCATCCCACCAGATTTCGTTGAACCGTGCCACTGCCGGAGTGCGCCGACGAAGAATAACACAGCACTCGAACAGTTCGGTGTCCTGATACCCGTCAGCTTGATACCGCGCCGCTTGGTCAAAAATCACTTGCGGGTCATCCAACTTTTGAGCGATGCACGCAGCGGCCTCCTCGTAGCACGAGTTGCGCTTCGGGTGCCTGAAAACGCAGATGTCTGAATCTTGGAGGTATTTCTGAACCAAGCCCCAGACGCAGTCGTGCGTGAACACCTTGAACGAGCCATCAATCCAGAGCGAGTAGTCGGCGTCTGAAAAAACAACATGTGGCAACACCTTGTAGAATTTTGCGTTGAGTTTTTGCGTGGCAGTTCTGTTTTCAAACAGTCGGACATCCCAGCCGTTTGCCGTCTGACCGTTGACGAAAGCAACCGGCGTGCAACCTCGAATGAATCCATTCGGCAACGCCATGAGATTGTCGTAGTCCCTCGAAAATGCAGTGTAGATGTAAAACTTGCTCATGCGATTTGCCTGAAAATGTTGCGATAGGTATTGGCGACGGCGGCGGGTGAACAGTGTTTCAGAATGTGTTGCCAGTCATAGTTGTAGCAAGCGACACGGTAATCTGATGTCATTCCAGTCATTCCATAAAACGAACTTGGAACGGGCAGTCCGTTCTTCAGTAGATATTCAGTCGAGTAACTTTCAGGATTTGTCCACACCGGCACTCCGTAAGAGATAAACGTGTTCACCTTCAGCGGCGGCTTGTGCATCGCGTTGAACGAGTCACCCTTGATGTCGAGCGTGGCGACTGCCGATGCGAACAGCTTGCGCTCGGCGGCAAAACTCCAATTCAGAAGTTCGACGTGCTTGCTCACGAACTCCCAGTCAAAGCCTTCCGGCTCGCGCCAGTTCACTTCTAGATTGGTCATCACCTTGAGTTTTAGTCCTCCAAAGGAGTCGAGATTGTTCTTCAAATGCTGCATGACGGGCTGAAGGTTTTGGCATTGGCCGCTCCACACGATTGAGTCGCGCGTCATGGCGTTGACCGGACTCGACAAAACCGGATGCTCGCAAAACTCGACCCGGCGGCAAATGGGCGCAAAGTATTTCCTCAACCGCTCGCAGTGGATCAACACCACGTCCATAAACTGCAACCACTTTCCAGATTCGGCGATTTCCTCCGCGCTGTTGAACTCGTCCGCCGGGCAATAGACAAGCCGCTTGCCGCCCGCCTTCAACATTCCAGCCCATTCCAAATTCGGCCTGCCCTTTATTATGAAAACGATGTCAGCTTTTGAAGCCATGTCCCGCCCGTCAATAATGACTTTTAAATCCTGTGCCAACTCCAATAGTGGCACGAACCCAAGCCAGTAAAATGATGGGAAATCAAACCGCGCAACACAGGCGATGGTGGGTTTGGCGCTCATATTTTCACCTTGTCCGCGCTGGCTCCCGGCCCGACGAACGGCAGAAATTGCCGCAAGTCAACCGGCCAGCTTTTGTTTTCTTGCAGCCTTTTCCATCCGGCAAGGCCGCGTTCGCCGTATCCGTAGAATTGCATCTTCGCCCGAACCGTCGGCTCATGCACCCACGAAAAATGGTCGAAGACCAATCCCATGCCGCGCGTTGCGTCTCGCCCAAGCGAAAGCCCGCGGCTGTTTCCAGCCAGCACGGGCGGCTCATGCTTTTGAAACGCCATTCCCGGCACGAAGCGGAAGGCGCGCAACCACTCACCATACCGATTTCCATACCCATTCATTGAGGTAGAAACAATGTCCGGCCCCAGAAAATAATTGCACCAGAAATACATTCGGTAAAGCTCCGGTCGCGCCTCAAAAGTCTGGACGATTTTATCAAGTTGGTCGGCAGTCCAGATTTCATCCGAATCAATTTGCATCAGACAACACGGCTCCATGATGCCCTTCAACGGCGCATTGGCCATTTCATCCTTCCCGCCACGCCAAAACTGTTTCTGGTAAATCCTGACGTTCGAGTGCTTCACGAGCGAGTTGACGAATTCGGAAGTCCCATCCCTGCTCAATCGCGGCTCCTGCGGTTTGCACCAAGCTGTTGATCCGACGTTCGCCGCCGCGCCGTGAACGATGTGCCACCTCCACGGACAAGACAGCTTTTCAAAGATTGGCAGGTGCCTGAAGATGTATGGAGCACCGTCCAAAACCAGCGTGATGATGTTGAGATTCATACGGCGTCCGCAAGTTTTTCCAGCCGCGCCTTTTCTGCCGGCGTTGCCATCTGGTAAATGTCGTTGTGCCGGTCTTTGATGAGGCAGTTGGATTGATCGCCGCGCCGGAAGATGTTATCCGGGTTCCGCCACTGCGTTTGTTCGCGGCATCCGTCCTTTGTCACCATGAAAACCGGACAACCCCGGGATAACGTCCATGCGGTGATGTTCCGCTCGCCCCATTCAAACTCCCAACGCTCGTCCGGCGCGTGAACTTTCACCGGATAATCGCACATGATTCTGGGCGCAACTGCAAAGGCGGCGGTTCGGATGTGCGGACGGTTCTCGTAGCTGGCCTGCGGCCCATACAACCCCGGCCCGTAGGTCTGAAATACCGCCACGAATGGCTCCAGCCAGTTCTGATGATGGAAATATGCCGCGCTGCCCAGACAAACAGCAAGGTCGCAGTCAAGCTCCGGCACCACCTGTTGAAACGTCCCGATGTCCCATGCCGCGGCGCCGTCTCTGATGATGAGTTCATGCTGGATCGTTGGTCGGAACAAAGCGTAAGTCACCAGAAACCGCTTGGCATATTCATCGAAGCCGCGATTGTTCAAAACGCTGATGTAAATGAGCGTGATTTTCATTTCACTACGAACGGAAGATATTTTTTCACCAACTCCATGCGCTGTTCAAGTGGCAATCCAGGCCAGTGAATCAGGAAGTCGCCAGTCCGCCATTGCCCGTCATTGCCAAAGATGTCCACACCAGAATAAACACGATTCTCTTTCGGATATTTTTCCCTGTAAAGCCAGTAATCGTAAGAGTTCATCGCCCTTTGCGGAAGCAGTTTCACAATGCCTTTGAAATCTGGCAGTGTGTCAATTATCGCCTGCTGCTCAACCCACGTATGGGTTTTGTATTTGTCAAACATGGAGAGAATCGTGTCCATCCAGCCGAGTCCCTCCGGGCTGTTCCTGACCAGAAATGAATCAGCCTGAAACGGGCTGCACCATTCCGCCGATGCAATCACATGAAAGTTTTCATCAATCAAATCCTCCAATCGGATGTTGAAGTTTGTGTTCAAAGTGTCCGTGCCGGAACACCACGCCCAGTCAAATCCGCCGGCAAGTGTGTCGCGCATGAATCTGAATCTGTCCCATGAAACAGGGTGCTGCATCCCGCCGGTGAATCCATCTGTCTGCACTTTTAGTTCGTAGCCGTGGCGATGGCAATAATCAGCGCGATTGCCATAGGTGGTCAATTCAGCGAGTTGCTGGTAATTCGGCAGGTGGGCGTTGATGACGCAAATCTTCATATATTTCCAAACTTGTCGAACTTCAATTCGGGAAGCCTCGTTACCGCCCATTCTTGGAAAAGTCTTTTATTCCACTTTTCCGCCGGTGATCTTGCGTTTTTAGACAGATTCCATGACGATTTATGCCAGACATGGCCGATGTAACCAAGTGGAAGTTCGGCGGGAAAAATATGATGCCTAATGTTTCGCTGCGTGGTGATAATGCCCTTGTCCAACCGAATCAGGCAGGCCATCGCCAAGTCAAAAATCGAGGCACCGAGAATGAAGTCTGGAATTTCGTTCCAATGCTGTGTGAGCCACGATTTCTTGAACGCGAACAGGTCGCACCCCATGTGAGGGCTGGCGGCTTTCACCCAGTCTTCCGTTGTGGCGTTGACTGGAATGCGCCGCTTGAACTCGCATCGCTGGCTGCAAACAGCATCATAAACCGACACGCAGAATCGAAGGATTTCGGGAAGTTGCGGGTGCAAAAGGTTGTCGTCGTTTGTCCAGAAAATGATGTCGTCATCACCAGCCTGATCCATCGCGGATTTCAAAACGTCCTTCAAGAACGGGAGCGCGCGGTGGTCTCCGATTTCCAGCGCCGTCCGCTCGTATCGCCAGTAGTGGCACGGAATGACGCCGTTTTCGTAGAGCGTGTCCCAGCTTGCTTGCGCGGCCTGCACCCTGGCATCGCCGCCCTCGTGCCGTTCAACGGCGTGGTAGATTCTGCGAGTTGGAGGATTCATTTCGGGATGGCTTTAAGAAGCAGTCTGGGGTTCTTTTCAATCTCGGTATAGGTCAACCGAGCCACGCAGTTGCAACGCGGGGTTGTGCCGGCCCACGGCGTCGGATTGACGATAGCCAGCACGGGCACGGTCGAGGCGGCGGCAAGGTGGATTGTCGCTGTGTCTATGGTTATCAAACCGGCGGCGACATCCATCAGACCCAGCAGGTCGTAAATTCGTTCACATTGCACGATGCTCAAATCCACCACGTTGAAGTCCGCGCCAAAATACTGCCGAATCGCGTAGAGATTCCTTTCACCAGTTGGAAATGGCGAACTCATTCCGCCCGTCACCTTGACCAACAGCATCGGTTTGTCCGTCTTCAATTTGTCCACAAGCTGCTGCTCGCGCTTGGCGTCGCGCCGGTCGAACACCAGCGGGAATGCCGGGTCTTTGAAGTGTTTCAGAAATCCAAGTTCACGCCACGATTCCTCGTTGTAGGACGCGCATTGCTTTTCCTGATGATGCCCGCTGCCCCAAATCTGGCCGCGCATGACAATTGGAAATTTGCGCTGTGCCTCTGCCACGCCAGCATTCAAATGCTCGTAAGGAATGTCCACCACTTCAGGGATGACGTAGCTCACGCCATCCAGCACAGAAGCAAATGGCCGGCTGACCATCAGATGCGGTTTCCCATATTGCTCCGCGATATGTTTGCAGATCGGCAGGAGATTGATAACGTCACCGATGCGCCCCAATTCAACGATGCAAACCGGCATCGGGTCACCCGGATGGACGACGCTCGCTAGAAAATCATCCGCCATCTTTTGAGTGTCAACTGATTCTGGCTTCAATTCGACGGTGCCCATTGGCTCCATGCCGTTTTTCACGCGCCGCTTCAAATCCAATTCCGAGCGGACATACGCCGGTTGCAATCCGCGCTTGTCCTCGCCGAGGCCGGATATGTGTGCGGCGCCATTTGCCCAGCAGTAGATGAAGCTGATTTTGTCCGGCGCAAGTGTGATTCGTTTCCCCGGCAGCGCCGACGTGACCCGGCTGACGAAGTGACGATCCTCACCGACCGACAACTCGTTGAATCCGCCAACGGTTTCCCACGCCTTTTTTGTGAACGCAAACGTGTTGTAACTCCCAGACATGAATTTCAGGATTGCGCCCTTCTCGCTGTAAAACTGATTTTCCATCCAAACCCATTCTCCTTCCGAGAATTGCTCCGCGAAATTGGAAAGATGGTTTGGCAATACTAAATCATCATCGTCGTGCGTAACGATCAAGTCGCCAGTTGTTTCCTTGACGCCAATGTTCCGGCACGCGCCTAGCGATGGAGGGCGATGATCAAGATTCACAATTCGGACATCCTTGAAGTCGCCGGTCAATTTCTGGCCGGGGAAGGTGTTGAGAATGATGAGTTCCCTGTTCGGATAATCCTGATTGAGGAAACATTGCAACGCGCGCTGGACGTGAGCGGTTCTGCCATACGTCACCATCAGCGCCGAGAGTTTCGGATTATTCATTTGCCGGGATGTCCTTTGGTTTATGCAGAAGTTATGTTCACGGCGAACCCGCCGACGATTGCCCCGCCATCCAGCGGCTGGCTGTCAAAAACAAACAAGTTCCAGACGCCATTCGGGTCTTCTCCGATGAATGCCGCCAAGGTGTTATGCGGTGTCCCTGACGGGCATGGGGCGGGCAGTGATACAGTCAGACCTCGTTGCGTCGGTTTGTAAGTGCCAGAAACAATCTGTGCGTTGTCTGGAAGCGGGTTTGCCGCGCTGTCATCGAAAATAATGTTGCAGTCGGATGCCTCGAATACCGCATTTTCACCGCCACAATTCCGCATCAGTTCAACAATCGTTCCGGTCGGACTCATCAAAACCACACTGACATCGCTGGGCGATGTATGATAAAAGCCGGCAAGTTCGACCGTAACTTTTGTAATCGTCCCGGTTTTGCCAGAAACACATTGACTGGCAGGATACAGAGTTGCCGCGCCTTCAAGCGGAATGGTGATGGTGTCTTCGCTCGTGTCGTTGCAAACGCACACCAAGGCGGTTTCCGCCGCCGCTTGTGCCGCAGCCTGTGCATTGTTCTGCGCGTCTTGCAGGCTGATAAGACTGGTTGCCGTGACTGATTTGGTTACAGATGATCCAGTCATGCCAACTATGCAACTTGCCGTGAATGATTCCGTTGCGGTAAAACCATCAACACAATTCAGTTGTGCCGTGGCCGCTGCCGTGGCCGCTGCCGTGGCCTTTGAATCTGCGTCGGTCTGACTGATCTCGCTGGTGTAGGAGGCGCTGGCACATACTTGGAGCGGAGCCGGAGCAAATACTTCAATCAGGTTGACGAACGGATATTGCTGTGGAGTTCCGGCAATGGTGATGCTGGTTAAGGTGAGCCGGATGAAAGTGCATGATGCCGGGGCACCGAGGGTGAACAGCTTCCGCTCGCTGCCGTAGAATGAAAGCCCGGTCTGGGTGTCAACGGTCGTCCAGTTTGTGCCATCGTCGGAGACTTGAAATTCAAAACTGACATTTGACGCCCCGATCAATCCGAGCGTGACGCCGTAATTTCCAATCGTCTGTTCTGCGGCAAACTGATATTGAAGCCATTGCGGACAATTCCCGCCCGCATCCCACAACTGGCCGGCAATCGTGGCGAAACCCCGGAAAGCCTGCCACGGATAATTCGTGCTGCTGTAACTGGATGCCGACACAATCCCGCTTGGCATGGTATCGCTGGTCATCGCGGGTATCAGACTGGCGGGCTGGAAATTAACCTGTTCGCCGGGACAACTGACACAAACTTGTTGCGTGCTTTGATAGGTGCCGGGCGGCGTGTAACCGGACTCGATGTCGGGTTGCGGTGATGGGTCTTGGAGTTGCGCGGGAGGAGGCGTGTCGAGACAGCCTTCACCGTAGCAGCAATAGCCGGATTCGTAGCCGTAGGGCTGGACGTAGCATAAGACATTCCCTGATACATTTATGGTGGAATACATTTGGAACAATGAAACCAATAGGTAATCACCTTGATATGGCGCTGGTGGGTATAATAGCAGGATTCGATAATACGAATATGCAGTCGTATTGCTGAAGCTAAACGTATTAATGCTCCTCATCAAGTTTGCATTCGAACTGCCAAAATTAAAACCAGTTTGCGTGTCCAGCGTCGTCCAGCTTGATCCGTTATTTGAACCTTGGAACGACCAAGATAGAGACGAATTGTTTATTGAGAATGAATAACTATTAACCAATTGTGGCGTGTTGAATTGGTATTGCAACCATCCTTGGTAACTAACGGTCGCCCATGCGTGGTCGAAGGCGCTGAATAATCCGACAGCTATTCCGGCACTTCCGTCGAATGCCTTCCACGGATAAAGGGAGTTATTTTGTCCTGCAAACGTATATTGATCGGACGCGGATGCGATTCCAGACGGCGTATTAGCCGAAGTCATCAGCGGGATTAGTGTGGTTGTTGTCTGATTGGAATACGACCCGCATTGTCCGTAATACTGGTAACCTACCGGCACATACGTCTTTCCAGTCCCGCAAGCTGGGGGGATATACGTCAAATTCTCATTCGTGAAATCGTCGCGCAACAAATTGATGATGTCCGTCGTGTCGTCAAAGGAAACGCTGTCGAGCAGCAATCCCGTTGACGCCGCGCCCGCCGGGAATGCCGTCTGCTGGAATGAAATCCAGACCACCGCATCGGATGGCGCGGTGAACGTGAACGATTGCGGCGTGAATCCCTGTTGGTAATTGTTGATGGATACCGACTGATTCAGATAGTTCACCGTTGAACCAGTGGTGTTGGCCGTCGGAACAACCGCGCAAGTGTCAACCGTTCCAGCCGCCATCGCTGCAATCATGTCCGCCTCGTTCATGTAATCCGTGTAGGCCGGGGCGGTATTGTCAATTTCGGCAATCAGATAATAAGGGCTGTCCGGTGCAGTTCCAATTGTCCGGTAAATCCGTATTTTGTCCGCGCTCGCATCAGCGGCGGTTTGGACGGTGACGGACGCGCCATCAGTTGTCGGCGTTGCCGATGCCACCGGGCTTGGCGCCGTCTCGCCATTGGCGTTGGTGTAGGTGTATGCATACTTGTAGGTCGGCGTGGTCGAAAGCGTGTTGCCGGCATTGTTCACCGTCAACACCGGGGCACCCGACGGGTTTGAAAGCCCGTCATTGTTGCGCCCGAATATCTTCATCAAAACCGTGTTCGGAGATCCCGCCACGCGCTGATTGCCAGCCAGATTCAAAGACAGCCGGTAATTGTGGCCGGACTTCAATGCGAAAGAATTCTTGCTGACCATCGCGCCGCCGTGCGGTGCATCACTCCCGGCAAGTTCAACGTAAAGCCCGTTGCCGGGCAGGTAATCCAGAAACCCATTCCCCAGTAAATCTACATGGCCTCCAACCACATTCCAGTTCGCAAACGCGCAATAATCGAACTGCCCTTTGGCAACATAATCATCACCTACCGGGGCGCAATTGCCCGCGCAGAAATATCCCTTCATGCCGCTCAAATAGCCAAGCGCAGCCGTCGCCGTCGAGTCGAAGGCGTTGACAAAGAAACCGCCCGTTGACAGTGACTCCAAAAAGCTGAAACCGCCGCTGCTTGACCGCACACCTAAACAAATGATTATCCCGCCGCCGGACTGGAATTGTTTTGCCAAGGCCAGCGCGTCCGCCATGTCCGTTGAATCGGCGGTTGACGTGTCAACTCCGTCGCTCATCAAAACGAGCACCAGTTCCGACGCGCCGCTTGCGTTGAGCGCGCCGATTGCGGCGGTCAGCGCCGCCGCGTATCCGGTCAACTGGCTGGTCTGGCTGATGTCGTTCACGAGTGCCGCGACTGCGTTTTCATCGTGCGACAAATCGGAAACCACCGTGCCGCCACTGTCGTTGAATGTCATCAGCCCAACCAGGTCTTTCGTCCCGTTGACTTCACCGATAAATCGTTTCGCCGCCGCCTTTGCATACGCCAGCTTTGTCAGGTAACTCCCATTGAACTGTTGCGACATCGAAAGGCTGTTGTCCACCACAACCATCATGGCAACCTCCACGTCATCGCAACACCCGCATTCGTCTGGTTGCCCGATGACGGTGAGTGAAGCCTGCGTTGTCATGCCGTTGTAGGTCGCATTCACCACGGCTTCACCTTCACCAACGCCGGTCGCCCGGCCACTGGAAACCCCAATCACAGCTATGGCCGGATCTGAAATCTGGAAAATGGTCGAGGCCGTCACGTCCGTTTCAACTCCATTTAGAATCTGAACTGCGCTAAATTTCACTCCTCCCAGCAAGCAGCAAAGCACATTCGACGGCTGGATGATGAGTTGCGGTGTCGAGCCGCAAATGCCGGGGTTGAGTTCAGCAAATGCAGGGTCGTTGCAATTCTGATTCGGAACCGATCCGATGTTCACGCAATCCACTTTGATGATTAAGCCGAAATTCATACGCTCGTATTGGGATATTGAATGGTGATTGGCGGACACACTGAAATCCCAGTTGGGGGATACTTCATGCAGGCCGAAAGCCAGGCACTTAAAATTCTGCCATTTGCCCAGTTGATCGCCTGTTGATTTGCATCAGCTTGCGATACGCGGGAATTAAAGCTTCCCGCCGGCACAAGGAGCATGACTTGCATATTGCAGCCGGCATAAACTCCTGGGCCTTTACAGAAAGCCAATTTAGTTGCTGATTGGAGGGTGTTGAAATAAAGCACCCCGCCGCCGCAATTAAGGGCTGTATTTGCGGAATTGGTCGCGGCAATCAGTGCATTATTGTCGGCTTCCGCTTGTGATAATGTCGAGTCGCATGAACTGGTTCCGGAGGGCGTGGTGCCTACTGCGGTGATGCTTGGATTCAATGGGCAGGACGCCGTGAAACTGACGGCCTTGTTGTGCCAGATGCAAACCAGTTGATCGGTCGCTTCGCTGGTGGCCTGCGCCAACGCAAGAGCATTTGCATCGTCTTGGCTGACAACCGAAGAAATTGCTCCGGCTGAAATTGTGACTGTCACTGGTGTTCCTGTGGGACTTGGCGCTCCGGTTTCTCCCGTGCAAACCGCCGTGAAACTCTGCGCGGCGTTGTAATAGGTTATCAGTGGTGACTGGCAATTCAACTGCGCCGTTGCCTGCTGCTGCGCCTGCGCCAATGCCTGTGTGTCGGCATCAGCCTGTGAAAGCGAACTGGCAACGGTTCCTGCCGGAATCGTCACCGAAACTGGATTTCCGGTTTGACCAGACGAACAACTGGCCGTGGCCGTCTGCGCGTTGTTGTAGAACAGCGCCCCGCCGCCGGCTGAATTTGCCGAGGAAACCGCCCTGGCAAAACTCGGCTCATCGCCGCGTATCCGGGTTTCTTCCCGGCATTCATGGATGAGCTTGGCTCGCGCCTCGTTGTATGCTCCCTGCGCGACCTGCGCCGCCTCGTAATCCCGATCCCAATAGGTGTAGTGGTTTTGCCGGACAAACGCCGTAACCGCCTCAGTCAACAGCGGGTCGTCGTCAACCGGGTCGGCATCCGCCCAGATTCGTTTGATGCCATCCCACTTGACCAGCACGGTTTCCGTGCTGTCAATCCACGGAGCGATATAGATTTTCCCGCGCTCAATCGCCCACACGCCGGAGCGCGCGCGATGCTTTTTGTCCGTGTCGGATTGCGGATAATGAAACCCCATCGGCAAAACGGCAAGCCCGGCGGGAACCGTGGCGTCCGTTGGCACGGGCGGATAATTCCGCATCCCGCTTTGTTCAGCATCCAAGCCGAAGAAAAATGGAATGGATGGACAATATCTCCGGTGCCGGGTCTCATTCCAGTATTTTTGAACGTAAGCCGGATCAACCTGCTTGTATTCAATTTCCGAGCAGTATTCATCAACCGACGTAAGGATGTCCGTGGCAATGTTTTGCCGGACATTCACCGTGATTTGCGCGCCGCCATCGCCCGGCGAGTTTTTCACGGGAACATTGACCGGAACGATGGAAACATAAACATCAGAGTTGGCCACGATGTTGGCCTGAATTGTCTGGTCTGTGTTGCAATCGTTGAGCGTCACGCGATTGGTTGCGGTCTGCACACCTGAAGGGGACTTGTAAAGGATGTTGACGTTGAAGTATTGCGGCACCTTTTTCCCGGAGCACCTTGTCCCTTGGCCGATAATTTCAATGATGTAAAGATCGGGATTGACGATGGTGCCGATGTCTGACATTCCTCTGGCCGCATCCGTTATCTGAGGGTTGAATGTTCCTGAAAACAAAATGTCGCCGCTGGGCGCTGGCGACCGTTGCGAATCAATGACTGACACTTTTTTAATCCGGCCACGCGGCGCGTCGAACACGGTGATGCCACAGTTGTAAAGCGTGGAGCATTGCGGAAAAAGTGAAGTGTTGTCAGTTTGAAGGCATTCAACAAAAATTTGCAGGTCAATCAGCGCGTCAACAAATGCCTTGTCGTGAGCGGCGATAAGATTTGAACTTTCCCCGCTTGGAAAAATTATTGCCCGGACATCTGATTTGAGTTTTCCAAAAGTGGCGCTCATTTATCATGGGTTGCCGGGAACTTTTGTCTTGTCCGAGTCGTTCAACACCTTGCCTCGGCGAGGGATGAACGACCCTCTTTGATCCGTGGAACCAAGCGCCTCACCAGGACTGTTTGCGGGGCTTCGCTGATGAACTGGATTTTCAGCCGCCGCAACAACTGCGGTGTCCTTTGGCTTGCCGAACGGGCTTGGGACTTTGAGGACTTGCAACCTTTGACTGGGCAAGAAGGCGGCGGATACTCTGCCGATCTTGTTTTTTTTTATGGCTTCGTAGGTCGCCTCATCAATTTTACCGATGCCGCCCTTGCGTTTGGAAATCGCATCATCCAACGCGGCGACAAGTTTTGCGTCAGCCTCGGAATCCAAAGCGATGACGCCGGTGTTGGATGGCTGACACTCGAATGGGACGGGAGAATTGTCAACGAAGAATTTATTCGCGCAGAGTTCTTTTTTGAAAAAAAGTTTCATGTCGCATCACTGTAAATCTTAACGCCGCGATTTGCAAGCAAAAACGGCGCGGGAACCACCCCGCGCCGCCGATGACAAAACCAACGCGAAAAACTTAATGATGCGGTGTGGTCGTCGTAGTGCCGCCACTCGGATAATCAGCACCGTTATCAACCAGCGGTTCGATCTCCGTGGAGTCCCAGTTCTCGATGATCAGATTGCTCTTGGGACATTCGACAACCACGGTGTAACTGGTGGAGGTCAACGTCTGCTCGCGCGTCGGAACTTTCATCACGCACGCGTAATCCGAGTTGACAGACGCCATCGTTTTCAGGTCGCCAGTCTTGGCGATGACTTTATTTGTGGCGAGGATGCCCGGATAGATCCCGGCAAAGTCAAGTATCCACAACACCCTCGCCATGTTCGATGACGCACCGTAAGCACGGGCGCCAGCGGACAAATAGTCGTCGAAGAAGTAGTGGGTGACGATGTTCATCGTCAGCGCCGGCCACTGCAACGGATACGCGCGGTAGCGGAAACCGAACTCCGCGTTCTTCGGCTGCGAAGCAACGGGCGTGTTGAACGACTTCACAGAGTCGTCAATGCTCAACGTCATCCGCAAAGTGTTGTTCGACTTGCCGCTGTAATACTTGATCATCGCCTGATTGATGCGCTCGGCAGTCACCGAGTCGGTGAAGATGTCAATCGTGTCGGGCTTGTTTCCAATGCCCTCGCGGACACGCGAAATGTTGTAGAGCGCCCGGAACAGCGCGGGCAGGTTAAGGCCGGCACCTTGAAGGTCAACGATCTGGCCGCACTCCGCCAACTGTTCGTAAACACCGACGACGTTCGCGCGCTTGCCCTGGCAGGTCGCGCCGTCAACGCCGAGGCCGAACTGTGAGCCGTCGAATGCGTCAATGGTTTCGAGGTCGTTGTAGGTCGAAAGGCTCTGGTTCGGCAGAGGTTTCGAGAAAAAGATGTTGTGGACTAAGCTCTTTTGGAAAGAGCGGCCAAGCTGCTTGTTGCGCTGGATGTCATCCAAGTCGCCGAACTCCCGGAAGAGCGGGTTGTTTTCGAGAATCAACGCGCGCCATTTGTCGTAGTTCGAGGATTTGCAAAGGCTCGTGCGCGTGGTTTCAAACCAGAAGGGGACGTTCTTCCAGTTGATGTAGGAGGGGTCTTCGTTGCAGAACTTCTCGTAATCGCTGACATTGTTCGAGCCAATCGTCATCACGCCATTGACCGGGCTGGTCAGTTTGTCGGCGTCGAGGAAGGAGTTGGCGTTCTGCGAAGTGAGCGTGAGATCGGCGGTGTCGTCGCCATTGTCAACCGCGCTGACAATCGCCCATGCCGTCGAAGCCTTCGTTCCGGCATTGGTCATCGAGTCAATGTAAACGCGGCGGCCGGCGGGGAACAGGCGGAGATCAATCGGGATGTTCGTCGAGGAAGTGACTTCGACAACCCAATTGCTGGCGGAGGCGCGGCCATTGCCGACGATCCAGTATTCATCGTTGATCGGGCTGAACTGGCGGGCCATGATGAACGGCGCGATTTCGATGAGGCCGCTGTTCATGTTGTCGCTCTTGATGCGTTTCGACAGATTGACCCTGTTGGCCATCAGGAAATCATACATCCCGTTCTGGACGGCCTCGCACATCTTGATTTCCATGTCGTGCATCAACAGCGCCTCCATGACGCGGTAGTTGCCCGATTTCATATAAACATCGGTGAGATCGCCGACTTCGAGCGGAACGGCATCACAGATGGTGACGCTGCCGCATTGCCTGATGTTGGTGGAAATCGCCGGAGCGCATTTCGAGAAACTGTTTGCTACGAGTGCCATAATTTTTCGTTGTTCAATTGTTAAACTTTACGCAAACAGCATCTTTCAATTCGTCAAGGGTTGCTGAAAGAAAGTTGAATTATTTTTCCACATTCTTTGAAGATGCCATATTTGGCATTCTATCGGGCTTAATACTCCGCGACCTAAATGGCCATATTGCCTTGCAAATAAAAGGCTCCATTAGGTTCAATCCACCTTGAAAACGAAAAGACCCGTTCGCGCTTTTGCGAACGGGCTTGTTGAAAAACCGGCCTGAAATCAGGCTTTGGCGATGAATTTATTAAAGAATTTCGACTGTGAATCGGTGGATTCCGGCGCTTTTCCGCTGGAAGTTCGCGGTTGAATCGGGACATCTGGCGTCTCCGGTTTGTCGTCTTCATCCGCCGGAACCGGCTTCACCGTGGACTGAACCGTTGGTTTTTCCAGTGGTGTTTCCAGATTTATCCCGCGTGCCTTTGCGCGCTTGGCAAACTTTTCATCCTCGACAGAGATTTGTTTTTTCGCCTGCTGATAGACGCCGTTGACGAGCAACACCTGAATATCCTTTTGGTTGAACGTCCAGAACTTCCCCTGCTGTTCCTTGGACAACTTCCAAAATACTGCCGCCGGTTTGAATGGATGTCCCTTGCTGTTTTGCTGTTGATCGGAGGGCAGTTTCAAAAGCTGCGCCTCCTTTTGAAGAATGAAATTGCTGATGTCACGATGCAATGGGTTCTGCCCGCTGAACGGCACCAGCCCGTTAAAGAGTGCGTGGTTCTCGGCCACAAGCCGCTCAACCATGTCGGCGGAACTGATGATGATTTCGGTTTTTACCGGGTCTTCGGCGTTCAATTTGTCGAACACTTCCTTCTTCACAACTCCGTCTTCGCCGACAATCGCCGCATATTCCTCGCCCATCTTGGAAAGAAACGAACGTCCGGCAGCCAGGCGCTCGGCGGCAATGACCGGCATTGCTGACTGCAATCGCGCAGCCGCCGCCACCTTCATATCGTCCTTTTTCTGCGAATCGCCCACAACCTTTTGGACTTTGATTTCGGCAAGGGCGTCGGTGTAATCGTCATCGTCCCAATCCAAACCCTGCTCATTTTGAGCAATCCATTCCTTGTGATCCTCGGCATCCTCGTCGAAGGTTTCGCCGGGGTGTTCGGTCTCCCATTTCGCCGCGTAGTCAACAAGATTGGCCAGTGATTTTTTGTAAAGGTCGGCCATGCCTTTGTATTTATCGGGATTGGATTTCTCCATTTCAGTCAAGATCGAAACGCGGCGCTGCTCGGCGGCTGGTAATTTTCTCAACTCCTCCACTCTCTTTATTTCCTCATCAGCCAAACGGGTTTCGCGCGTAAAGGTTGATTTGGTTTCGGCCAGTGCAGTCGCAACACCGCGCGCCGCCGCCTCCGCAATTTCATCCGCGCCCAACGGAACCGGTGGCGGTGAGGCTGCTGCGTGCGCCGGCGCTGGCTTTGCCTTTGGCTTGACTGCCGGCTTGTCTTCCTTTTTCTTTGGCGTGACAAGCGGCTGCTCGCCGGGCGGTCTGGGAATGAATCGTGAAGTGAAAGAGTCAATCGCCTTGCTTTCAACGGGCTTCTCGCCCCCGGCCTTTTTGACTTCTTCGGGTGTTGGTTGAACGAGGGGGATGATTTTTTCGTCTGTCGGTTTTTCTTTTGCCATAATTTTTCCGAGTGGTTGGTGGTTTATTTTGAAGTGATGAGCGTGAAGGTTTCCTTGCGCTGTTTCAGTTCTTGCAGGACTTCAAGCGCGGTCTGATAGCGAATGGCGATGGCGAGTTCGGCATTGGCCGCATCGGTGTAATTCGGAAATTTTCCAGATTCAAGCGCCTTGTTGGTTGCGGCAAAGGCGGATTTCTTGGCCTCGGCCTCGATGATGCGCTCAAGGGTTTTAAAATCGCTTCGCCTAAAAAGGTTGACGACGGAATCTTGCAATCCTTTTTCCAGTGGCGTTTCGTTGAGTTCAATGTTCATCGTGGAATCATTGCGGGCGGTGGCATTTGTCCATCCGGCGGCAATGCTGCCTGAACTGGCGTCGGTGTTCCGGGGGCATTCATTTGCGGAGGCAACGCTGGCGGTGCGGGCGGCGGCTGCGCGAGTTTGGAGAGCAACACTTCAAGCTGCTGGACAAGCTGGCCGATTTGCTGGATTTGCTGTGCGCCCTGTTGAATCTGTTTCTCCTGCTTCACCATCTCATCAGCGGCGGGTTTAGCGATCTTTTCCTCAACGGTTTTCAGGATGGCTTGCTGCAACTGCTGCAACAGCGGCATGATTTCCTGCTGAACTGGGGACATCGGCGGCTGGCTGGCGGGCGCGGGCGGTGCTCCAGTCGGTTGCGCGCCGGGTTGCGGCGGCTGGCCGGGCACAGGCTGGCCGGTCGGCGGGGTTTCCACCGGAAGTTTGAAGTCCTCATCAGCGCCAGCCATCTTCGCGGCCTGTTCAAGCAGGCTGATGACGCGCTTGGCTCCAATCGGCGCGAAGATTTCAGGATGCGAGGCGATGATCCCGATGGTATTGAACATTGCTTGAGCTGTCTGCTGGTCAGTCTGCGGTTCGTCATCCTTGCCCGTGCGGGCAAACTCATCCAATTCGAGCTTGTGCTTTTCACCCTTCACAAAAATCTTGTCCTTTGACCGTCCCGTGATGGTGAAGCCCAATTCTTCGATGACCTTTTCAACGTCGGGGATGTCCATTGAAACCTCTGATTCAAAATCGGCGTCCATGTAGGCGCGCGCCCCGGTGTAGAGTTGCTGTTTCCACGCATCAATGCCATTGTCAATCGAGGCCCCCGTGTAATTCACGCGTGAATCAGATGATTCGTTTGTGGTTTCGACCTCTTTTGCGGACTGATAATGTTTTGCCGTCGCCCCGACTTCCTGCGCCGTGAACTGCAACACCCGCTCCATGATGTCGAGCACCGCTCCCATCATCTGCATCATGTCCTGAATCGTCCGGTAATTCAACTGAACCGGCGTGAATGCGCGCTGCGGATCAAACCCGCCCCGCCCGGATTTCATTGAATCATACGGCAGAAAATTCAAACTTCGGTAGCGGGCTTCTCCCAGATTTTTTAACTCGTCAATGTCGGTCTTGTTCACCAAGTTCGTGTCGTAGAAAATGACGTTGGCAAGATTTTGCTTCGAGGTCAGAAACATCTGGGTGATGATGTTTCCCAAAATGTCCTGCCATGAAATCGTTTCCAGTCCAAGGCTTGTTTGACGGCCAGCCTGGGCATCGTAGTCGTAACCCATGAACCAGTTTGGATTGTAGGCGCATGGCTCGGCCCAGATAACCGTTGAATCTCCGGCAAGATAAAAACGGTGCCACACCGGATGGCCGTAGGTATCAACCAGTTTCCCGTCTTCATATCGTCCCAAATCCCAGTCGCGCGGGCGGAGCTTCATGTAATAGCGCGTTATGAACACCGCTTTGTCCCGATCTGATGTGCTGTAAATTGCCGCCTTGTCCTGACGCTTTGCATCCGCGCCCGCACCCAAAATCGGGAATTGAAGGCGGCATGGGTAAAATTCATTGAAATAATTTCCGGCCAGCGGGTTGTCAAACCAGTTGGTGCCGTAGGAAATTGACCGGCGATTCCAAAAATTGCGATTGTCAAGCAATTCGCTGAATGGTACCACGTCCCAATAGGCGCAGAATTCAATTCCAGAATCGCTGTTGATGCTCGGCAGGGGATGATACAAATCGTAAAACATCCGGGTCGGATGCGGAAAGGTGTAGCGCAACCCTTCTTTCACTGTCACCTTTTCTTCATCCTCTCCCTGCAACTGCCGTTCGCAATGCCATTCCTCACATGGAAATGACAGCGCCACGCCATATTTTACAGTCTGCTTGATGGCCTGATCCAGATAGTTCACATAACCGTAATCAGTTGAAATCCGATTGATAAGGTCGGTGACGATCTCGCAGATGACGCGGTTGCGCGCGGTTTTTTTCAACGGGCGATAAGGCAGTAGTGGCACCCGGTTCCGTTCGTTGAACAGCGTGGCGATGCGAGCGGCACAATATGCCCGCGCCAGCGGGATGAGGACTTGGAAGAAGATCGGCGGATTGACCACCTTCAAGGTTTCGCCTCCCTTCGTCTTGACGGTCAGAAATAGTTCGTCCTCCTTGATTCCCCACTTTTCGATCTCGGCCAGCAATTCCTCGGCCTTCAACTTTCGCGACATCAGATGCCGGACAAAGGTTGCGGTCGTCTGATTGAACGGTGCGTCATGCGCCAGATCAATCGCGGCGTAATTTTTCCAGTCGGTAAGATTTCGGGTGTAACCGTCCTTGACACGGTTGCTGATGAGATCAATGAGCTTTTGAACGCGAGGTGGCTTCTGCGGCATGGTGAATAATTTCTTATACTCGCCGCTTGAGATGCCGTGCTTCTTCAGCACTTTGATGTCAACGCTCATTTTGTTTTCCAAATAGTCGGGATGGATGGACGTTTTTTTGGAACTGCCGAATAACTGCCCTTCGGTGTGCGGACGTGAACGGCATCGGGAGCACCGCAACGGCAAACGCACCAGGATAAACACACGCACCGGGAAAGTTGTCTTTGGGTTTCTTCTCAAAGATTATTTGAGGATCGCCGTCGAGTGAATACGTCCACCCAAAGCGCACCCGGCTATCTGTGTTTTGTTTGCTCATATTTACGCGGAAGGCGGCGGGCAGTCTCATGGGACAACCGCGCCGCCTTCTTTTATTGTTGGCCGTAACGTGGCCACAAAAATTATTCCTTCATCAAGTTCTTGATGGCGGGATTGTCGGTCGTGGTGTCAATCTCCGTGGCCGGCGGCTCGCCTGCTTCCTCGTCGCCGGGCTTGGCCTCGGCGTCCCCGGCGGGCTTGGCGTCTTGGATTTCCGTGACGGTGAGTTCGCCGGGAGAAATCTGCGTGGCCTTGAGCGTGATTACGTATTCCTGCCCATCCTCCCACTCGTCAACGTAGCCCTTGAACTCGTCCGCTGACGGGTCGAGCGAAAGCCGGTTGTCAACGGCTCCGGGTTCCTCGGTTGATGTGGGAGCGCCACCGCCGCCGGCTGGGGCGGCATCCGCAATGTCGGGCGCGCGAAGAATTTGTGTTCTCATTTTGTTGAAAGATTTTAATTTGTTGCTATCGTTAATCAATGTCTTACATCAAAATGCCGCCGCCGTCAATAAAAATTTATGTCTGATTATCTGCTCAAGCCGATGAACCCCAAAGGGGAGTTGCTGATGAGCGTCTGTAAAAAGAAACGTCTCACGCTTGCTTCGGGCACGAGATTGTCAACGAAAACCATAAACTGCCTGCATATCGTGTGTGACCACGCATGGAACACGAGGCTTGGCAATATCGCGCTCGTCACCTTGACGCTCGGCGCAGGCACGGATAGCGGCATCTGGCAACAACTCATGGATTGGGTAATTCCGCACTTCGGATTGAAGTTCAAAAAGAAGCCGTATAACGAGGGGTCGTCGAAAAAGCCGTCGTGCATCGTTTTTAATAAATTCGGCGAGGGGGTGAAGATTCAACTCCATTCCTTGTCGCACGAGGAAGATGTTGAGAAGCGGTTCAAAAACAAATCGTTCTCCATGATTTATGTGACCGAACTGGATTTGTTCAAAAAGTTAAAAACCTTTTCAACCTGGGTCTTGGCTTTGAGAATGCCAAATCTTAAAGACAATGAACTGCTTTTTTTAGGGGACTGCAATCCGGCGGATGAAGGCGCCGCCTCTTGGATTTACAAAATGTGGTTTGAACTGGGGCAAGACGATGAGTTCGACGACAAGCTGAAGGCTCTCAAAGATCAACTTGGATTGGTGCAGTTTGACTTGTCTGACAACATTTATTCCTCACCGGCGGAAATTGAACTCGTCAAATCCCAATATGCCACTGACCCGGATTTGTATGCGCGCTACATTGAAGGCAAGTGGGTAACGGCCAGCGAGAATGCCTTGTTTCTTGGCGTGTTTCGTCCATTATTCCACGTCATCGGCGAAATCGAGACGCGGAGCAATCCAACACCGGAACTTCTGTTGCCGGAACCGGACTGCTTCCAGCTTGTTGCCGGTTGGGACATCGGGGAGTCTGTGAACAGCGCGATGGCCATCATTGAAAAGTATGTCCGCGATGAGTCGCGCGAAGTCACCGATGAGCGCGGGATCAGAAAGACGGTGATAAAACCCGTGTCCTACTTCAAGATTCTGGATGAAACGGTCATCGTTGGCGAGGATCATTTGATAGACGACTTTGTTCGGGAAGCAATGGCCAAGATGCGGTTCTGGGAGAAATTCACTGGCAACTCAATTATCTGGGATCATTGGTCGGATAAAAGCGCATTCGACACCAAGGAGCCGTTGGGGGGACGTTTCCAGCATCAACTTGTAGCCGAATCATCGGATGGTAAAATAACGCTGGTGGCGGCAATGCGAGGCCGAAGGACAAACGAGACGGTGAGGCAGCGCATTGATTTGTTCCGCAAACTTCTGTTCCAAGGCCGCATCTTCTTTTCAAACTCGAAAACACCAAATGCAATCCAGATGTGTAAATCACTGTGCAAAGGTCGGGGGCAATACTCGACGATTGACAAGGGGTCGAAGCATAAACACATTTTCGACGCCATCACCTACGCCGTCGCCACTGAATGTTTTGAGGAGTTGAACCACAACCTCTTAATGGACTGGAAACGCGATCACGCCGCTTCCGGTGTCTCCTCTGTCGGATTATGAGAACCATCCGCTTACTGTCCGCTCTCGCCGTCGCCGTCATCGCCTGCATCCTCTCGCCGGCCAAGTCTGCCAGCCGCATCCGCGCCGCCTGGTTCCTCTGGCTCAAACCCATGACCCAGGCACCATTCTGGCTCACCTACCGCCGTTACCGAGCCTGCCGACATTGCCCCGTCTTTTATCCCCCACTCCGAACCTGCGGATCCCCGCTCTCAAAAGAATTCCGGGGTCTTGGCTGTTATTGTTCCACCGAAATTAAATGCGGTATCCTAAACGCCTCCTGCTGGGGAGATGACATCAGCACGCAATTTACTTTCGGTTGGCGTTCCCACAACAAATAGTCCACATTATCATCATGGCCAAACGAAAAGGCATCTACTCCATTGACATCCTGCCGGCAACGCAGTCTGACACCCCGCTCGCCTTCACTAAATCCGTCGCCGATAAAATCAGGAAAATCATCAAAACACAGAACAATAACGAACTCAACAAGGCTTTCATCAAACTCGTCGCGCGCGGCTATATTATTGATCAGGAAATCCAACACTTCGTCTATAACGCCATCGGAGAAAATTGCACCAACATCCTTTACGAAACCGCCCTCGAAATCAGCGAGCGTGTCAAAAAACACGACGTGCTCGATGAAGAAGAAATTGCTTCTGTGAAAGCCATGACCGATACCTTCAAAGCCGCAGCCGATGTCGCTAAGTCCTTTGCCTATGCCGCAGCCCAAACCGATAAATCCAGACCGGCCACATCAAAAACTGCCGATTCAGACGAACCTGTTTCCACCCCAAAATTCTACCTCCAACAGAAAACAGAGATTCATTTACCCAAAAATCAAGCCCCCGACACCATCCATGCCGTAAATCTACCAAAGTTGATTGACACCACCCCCTTACCGGCGGAAATTGAGCAAGGATAGAGATATGGGGCATAACGTCATATTCGTCCGCCACCCGGCCACCCCAAAACCCCTCCCCCGGCCTGCTGGGTTGTAGCATCCGAGGTCGAATTATAGATGCACAATATCCATTGTATTTAATTGGATGCGTCATATTCTCCTTTATCCACGCGGGTTTGATGGCTCTTGTGGTTTTTGACCAGGTTCAATCCAAAATCGGGCACCCAAAAACACCACAAGCACAACCTGTAGGGGTGTCTCAGATCGAGGCTTCCATCACCGGTCTGGATCGGCGTCGCTCGCGTCGCTCGTAATCTGCAAGTCGGCTGAAAATGGATGGGCAGAGCCAATCACCGATAAGTCAATTTCCGTTGTGTTGACATAACTCGTTAAAAATCAAATGAATAAAACTACAAATAATGTGTTGACATAATTACTGGATATGGTATCTTGTCCCTGTAATCAAGATGATTACGACCGACCCGCCGGATGCGGGAAGTGAAAATAACACAGACAAAATTATGAAAAATCCAGAAATCGCAGAATGCCTCGCCTCCAAAAAAAGATCCCGCACGGTTAATCCTTTCACCGTCCTCGCGGAGACAATCCGCGAGGTGGCAAAATCCAAGACCGGACTCGCAGCCAATGTCGAGCACGGCGGCGGAGTCCCGAATTGCTACGGATATCCGGCTGACAGCGAGTGCGTCGGTGCTTGCGCCGTCCGCACAAGTGGGCGCGGTGGCCGCGCGTATGTCCGATACGCCTGTATTCCGGCGAATAAGATCACCAATAGCGGGGCGGCTAATGCCACCCTCGGCTGCCGCTCTCCTTGGGATTCTCGAATGAAAGACACCACTGCTGACTACGCATTTTTGCGAAAAAATTGCTGGGCTAACGGAGACATAGTTTGGCGCGAGACAGCATTGGGTGGCCTGTATTTCCTCGCGGCGGGGTATGGCTGGCGCACGGCTAAAAACAAAATCTCTCCTATGACCACGCTCCAAACCAAGCGCGCAGTGCGCGCCATGCGACGCCTGTGCCCGGCGGGGTGGGCTGTGGTGGTTACTCCAGCGAGCCAGGGCGCGGCAGCAAGCCCGGCATGGAAACAAGGCGCAGAAGAATATCATATCACCGGCGCGAATGGCCGCTATGACGTGCGGGGGACAATTCGCGCCGCAAGCGATGCCTTTTTCGCCCGCGCTGCGCAACGTGATACAGCGGCATTGACAGCGCTGCTGGATTCTGGCGCGGCGAATGGTGTCTTTGTGTGCGCCGCTGATAGTCAGCGCGCGGGAAATTGTGTCGCCGGAACGCAGTCTTTTGCGGATCGGCACGCGCTGGATATTTCCAAGCATTATCGCGCAGCCGAATTGATGGCCGTTTGCAACGGGGATGCCAGATATGTTCGGGCTGCGATTTTGGCCGGATTGAGGCGCGAAAAAATCGAATCGAAGAATGGCTACGCTCTTTTGAGCGATCACGGAAAATAAAGAATGCCGGGCGCGGAATTTACTGCAATTTTGAGCTAGTCTCAACGGGGCCGCGCCCGACCACACAATTAAACCAGAAATAAAATTTATGTCAATCGAAAACCAAATCCACCGGGTAGGAACGGCCTGCTGCCACGCACTAAACCAAGACCAAGACACCATGACATTTTGGATTGAGTTCAACCAACATTTCACGGACTTTTCCGAGGGCAAAACCATCGAGCAGGCCGTGGGGAAATTGGGCATGAAAATGTCCGACGTGAAATCATACAAGGAAATCGAATAACATGAGTGTCCCACACAAAACGACCAATCCAGTTGGCCGCCCGCTGACAGACGGCGTGGCGGCCACTGGACACATTCACTTGCGCGTGACATTGGCTCGCAAGGGCTGGTATGTCCGCACGGCGCGGCTCTACAATCAGACGCTCGCAGAGTGGATGCAGCAAGAGTGCGACAAATCATCTGACTACCCGCCGAAAGGTCAAAATGAGCGCGTATAATTTCAAGGATTTTCCACAAATCCGAAACCAGCTTGAAATCGTGGTTCTTCGCCATTTTCCTTTTCACAAAATCCGCTTTGGGCAATCCATTTGGTCAGGATTTGGGTTAAGCTGGTAAAACGGCAAAAACGAGTAAAATGGTGAAAAGGCTTGTAAATCGCATGAAATTTGGTGTCTGGCTGGCGCTGGGGACGTTTTTATTGGTCGGGCTTGGTGTTGACATGGGGGGAATTTGGGATTGGCGGGATTTGGGGGATTTTGCCGCGGGCGGGGAGTTTTTTCTCTGTAGTATGCTTCTGCTTGCGTGACGCTACGGCTTGCTACGCGTGACATCACACTTGACACGGCGTGACGCATGGTTTATGCTGTTGGAATATGGCATTTGTAAAACTTGACTGCGGGATATTAGACTCAACAATCTGGCTTGACCGCGCTGCGCGGGAATTGTTCATCACGGCTTTGCTCATGGCGGAGCCGTTTGAATTGAGGGAACCGGCGAAACAAATCAAGGTCCGGTCTCTGGATGAAACGGGGTTTGTCGTGCCGGTTGGTTGGTATGGATTTGTCGCGGCGGCTGGCAGCGGCATCATCCACCGATCCGGGATGGAAGCTGAAATTGGACTGGCGGCTCTTGAGCGTTTGGGAGAACCGGAGATGGAAAGCCGGACACCGGACTTTGACGGGCGAAGATTGGTGCGTGTCTCTGGCGGTTTCATTGCGTTAAATTTTGCGAAGTATCGGGAGAAGGATCACACCAGCGCGGCGCGGTCAAAGCGTTATCGGGAAAAGAAACACGGCGGTCGGCGGCGGCGAGTCAACACCGGCGACGACGGCAAGGCACCGTCTGAAGCATTCATGGCGCGCGAACGGCGGGCGGTCAAAGCGGCGGACAATGGCAACCAGGCATTGGCCGACAGCATCATTGCTGGTGACGCATGACGGCAAGGCAAGTCCAATATCAGGAGTTTCTGGCGTCGGTCTTTTGGGCTGATATTCGGCAACTTTGTTTCAATCGTATCAGGTTGCAACAAAAACTGATTGCCGTTCCTGTCAACAGATTATTTTGCTTGCAATCCAAACCGCTTTGCTGTTACACTGGCCGGCATGAGTTCTAAAAATCCGTTTGCGGTTGCGCTTGGCCGGCTTGGCGGTTTGAAAAAAACAGTCAAAAAGCGGGCGGCAATCTTGAAAAATCTTAAGCGTGCAAATCTGGAAAGGCAAAGATTGTCCATGCTTAATTGCAAAAACCCTTGTAAATAAAGGGTTATTCTACTTCGGTTTAGCCCAACAATGGGCATCATTTTCCTTCAATCATTCCTTGCAAAGCGGTTTGCATGTGTTATTCTGTAGTCGTTAGCAGAAAACAAAACAACAAATTAACACTATGAAAAAATTCAAAGTTCTTGAAACAAAACAGGGTGTAATCGTAAAGATCAACACCGAGGCATTAACCTTCGAGCGCATTTTTTCGCGGCTCGAAAAACAAATTGGCAAGCTGCATCTGCTTGGCCATCGCGGAGATGACGCGATTTTTTGCAACCAATGGCACGCAAAAAATTCGGCGGCTGGCACGCTCGCGGGCTGGGGACCTGGCTTTCCAGTGCCGGCGGCGCGGGCGGCGCAATCGGCAGCCACAAAAAAACTGGCTTCGCTGGCTGAAAAAATCGGCATGAGCAAAAGCTGTTTGCCTCCAAATTGGGTTTCGAGAGTTGTCGAAAAATTCAACGTCCCAAAATCGGCGCTGCGTTACGCTTTTTCTCCAAATTCATATTTGGCCACGCCGACAAATTTTCCGAAAAACTGGAACTGAAAAAACCGCGCAAAGGCGCAAAAC